TCAAAGGCGTCTTGTATGTCAGGAATGTAGGAGGTTGCGCAGCCACTATCACAGATAGCTACGGCATGGTCTATATACTTAATGGGTCCACACTGCCCATGCGGCCGCCGTATCATGGCGAATTGGGGAACGAACTCTTCTCTAACGTACGCATTCCCCCCGGTGTTTCTAAGGAAGCTGACTTTCTTGACGGAAAAGGAGCTACCATGGATCATTGGGCTGGAAGTCAATATGTTATTTTCGTTATGGGCTGGGTTGATTACCAGGACGACAGCGAAATCTCGCGCCGTGTAAACTTCTGCCGCAGGTTCGACCGCGGAGACAACCGCTTCGTGCCGGTCAAGAACCCCGACTACGAGTGGGAGGGTTAGGACAAGGTGCGGCAGGCCGATCACGACACGGATTCCGCGTCATGACATGGCGTCCCACTGACCGAAAGAGAACAAACGCGGTTTTGCGTTTGCGCCCTAATGCCGGGCTGGAAGGTGACGTACTTGCCATTCGGCTGATGCAGTTCGCCTTCAATGCTGCGTCGATCCAAATAAGTATAGGCCGAGACAGTCAATGTCGCACGGTTGTCAAGTTTGATGACGTATCGCCGACCCCACTCCGGCACGTCCTCATACGTGTTGACGATTTCAAGAGCTGGGTTCCCGCATTCGACGCGTTCCCCTTTGCTCCACGGCATTACTGGCATGCGTCTCTCCCCACCATCAGCAGCTTCTCCATGAAGCAATCGTTCTCGATCTGGTCATCCTTGGTCCACAGCGACCGCCGGTACGCAGCCTCGCGCCCGTCCCTTTCCGCCACCAGCCGCGCCACGGCCGCCGGCTCGTGCTGCGCCGCGAGGGCGTACATGCTGCCGGCCGCGCACACCGACGCCAGCCAGGTCTCAGTGTCGCCGACCAGGAAGGCGTTGTCGGGGAGGGTGAGGTGGAAGATGGTCATCGCCACCGCAAAATGCCCCCGACCCGCGAGGGCCGGGGAGTTTGATCGGGAGGAAACATCCGGTCACACTGATGGAGGTCAGGGGGACCGTCGCGGGTGTGGCACGCTTCGGGGTTGACTGTCAAACGGAAACTGGATACCGTGCGTTTATGAGGTTGCCCTCCCGGACCATGACAGAGACCGAATTGCGGGCGTGGCTACAGGAAGCCGTGGCGACGCTAGGCAACCAGCGGGCAGTCGCGCAAGTTCTGGCGCCAGATCGGCCGTGGCAGGGCGTAGCCGCCCGGATCAGCGACTGCCTCAACGGCAAACCGCCGCAGCCTTCGCTGTTGAAGGCATTGGGAATGGTGCGGCTGTATGGGCCAGCGCAGGGTGGGAAAGCATGACGGACGCCATCGGAGACCGGATGAAAGCATATGAAACGCGCGAATCCGATCGCCGTTTCCTCCCGATGCTGCCAATCTATGCGCGGATTGATGGTCGCAACTTCTCCGCGTTTACCCGAGATATGGACAGGCCGTTCGACGCTGACATGACGGAGATCATGATCCAGACAACAGAGTCCTTGGTCGAGGAAACTCATGCGCGGATCGGGTACACGCAGAGCGATGAGATATCACTCATATGGCAGTCGGAACGCTATAACAGTTCGATCTTCTTCGACCATCGCATCGCAAAAATGACCAGCGTGTTGGCGTCCTTTGCAACCGCGGCATTCATGGCTGCGCTTGCAGAAAGCCGCCACGCAGACAAAGCCGCCCGCTGGCCACACTTCGATTGTCGTGTCTTCCAGTTGCCCAATCGCGCAGAAGCAGCCAACGTATTTCTGTGGCGCGAGCAAGACGCCACAAAGAACGCCATCAGCATGGCGGCCCGCGCCGTCTATTCGCATAAGAAACTGGACCACAAGTCCGGTCCAGAAATGCAGGAAATGCTGTTCGCAAGGGGGGTCAACTTCAATGACTATCCCTCGCACTTCAAGCGCGGCACATTCGTTCGCCGAACTGTGATAACGCGAGAACTGACGGAGATTGAGCGAGAAGCCATCCCTGCGAAATATCGACCCGAACTGGGCACGCAGGTTGAGAGGTCGGCGATCCTGCGATTGCAGATGCCGCGGTTCGGTAGTGTGACAAATCGGGAATCCGTCATTTTCGATGCGGCCGATCCAGTTACGGAAGGCGCTAAGCCGCAGGGGTCGCCGCAGACGCTTCATGCACCGGAGGGCTGGGGGAAATGACTCTCGCGGGAGGACTGTGATGTTCCATGCGATCGACTCGTTCCTGATCGACCGTGTGTTTCAGCCGATTGCCGACGCGCTGGCGCGATGGGTATCGTGCTATGGGATTGCGGCGTTCCTGCTGACTGGTTCCCTGATGGAGCGCGTCGCGAGCGAGTTCTATCGTGCAGCCTGGATTGAGTTCGCTTTCACACTGATGTGGTTGCCGGCAATGGTGTTTCATGCCTATAAGCTCGATGCAGAAGCCCCATGCGATGTCATGCCGGAAGACAGGATCGTGTTCTTTTTGCTGCGGATTCTCAATGCGATGCTGCCCGTGCCATTTTCGATGCTGTTCCTGATTGCCTTGGACAAGAACTGGATCGACAAAGCAGACGGCATCGGTTGGATCATCGCGGCGGCTGCGTTCTATTTCATGGCTTGCCGCAAACATCCGCCCGCGCCCAAGCGATTCACCTATGCGGCGGGGAAGTTCGCAGAAGCGACGGAGTGAATGCGCGCTCCTGACAGGACGGACCGGCACGCCTGAAACACAAAAACCCGCCGGCCGGTCTGGAGACCGACTGGCGGGTTGTGTTGTGGTCGGCCCTGTTCTGGACCAAAACTGGGCCAGATATGGGCCATTTCCGGGCCGTGGTGACGGGGCGGAGGGTGGGGCAACGCCGAATTACCGGCCCCGTAACAGACAATTACCACCATCACGCCTGCGCGATGTGCGAAGCACATCACAGCGTCGCGCCTCCTCCTGCGCTACGCGAGGGGCGTCGGGCGGTTTGTGTCGCACGCAGGCCGCTCGGCCCCGGCTCGCCGGGAGGGGTAGTGGCCGTCCGGTCTCCCCGGCGGTCGCAACCCCTGACCGCTTACCGACCGAGCGCGCGCAGACGTTGTTCGACTGAGTCGATCCGCCGTTGCGCCGTCACCAGATCGGCCTGCGTCGCGCGCAGCCTGGTCTCGCAACCCTCGTGCTTTTTCTCGCAGTCCACCAGATCGCGCCGCACGTTGTCCATCTCGTGCCGCAGCCCTTCCAGCGCGTCGCCCTGTGCGGCGACCACCGACCGCATGGCTGTGATGCCCGCGGCCTCGCGTGCCATCGAACTGCCGGCGCGGATGCGGTTCCAGACCCATGCGCCGCTGCCTATGACCAGTGTGCTCAAAACACCTCCGGCTCCCAGTGTCTCCAACGACAACGAAAGCCAGCTTGGCGGGGTTCCATCAGGTGCGCTCACTCGGTCGCCTCAGATCGGCGGCAAGCCGCGCTTGAGAAACGAAAAGGGCGGCGAGCGCCGCCAGCGCGCAGGAGAGGATCGGCGACCAGCGAATGCCGCCATGAATCGATGTGATGATCGCGAGTATCCAAAGCATGGCGCACGCGATCGTGGACGCGATGCGCAGTGCCGGCGCGCTGCCCAGCGCGTGCGATACCGCGATCGAGGCTGCCGGCAACAGGCCCGTCAGCGCTGCCCATGAAGCCGCCAAAACAGGCCCGAACGCCGCAGATATTTCGTGCGTGCTGGTGCCGGGTGGTCCGAACGTGCCGGGTCGCAGGAACGCCCAGGCCCATCCGAGCGCGACGAAGTTGGTCAGGACTTCGGCCCATTCCGGGCCGCTCAGCAACCGGCGGATCATGGCGTGCGTCCACTGGCGAGGCTCCCCTCTCGCGGGTTGAAAGTGCTGCCCGTCGTCGCACATGCGGGGAGCGGTTGAGGTAGGTCAGGTTATCGGTCGCTCTGTCCCGTCATCAGGCGGCTCCTTCGCGGGAACCGACTGGCCGACGCGGGGGAACATCCTGATCGGCGCCTTCACTCGCGCGCCAGACTGGAAGGTGTCGAACTTCGTCAACATCGGCAACACGATCTGCTTCTGGCGCGATACCGAAAAGACGGCGCCGTGCCCGCCCCCCATCACGCCGAAGGAGTGCGGCGCGGCTCACTGAGCCGCCCGCATAACCGCCTCGATCGCCGCCACCCGGCGCCTCAGCGATACGGCGTGCGCGTGCAGCCCCACGCAGTAGAGCGCCAGGACGATCATGGCGGCCAGCATGCCGAGCACGAGGTATTCTCCGGCCTGCACTGCCGCCACGACGCGCGGCAGCATGCCCATCATGTCAACCGAGTTCGGTTTGCCTTCCGCATCATGCCCGACCAAATCCGGGAACACGGTCTGCATCTGCTCGGCCGTCCAACCCCAATAGACGTGCGTCGGATCGAAGCCGTGCCCCTTCTTGTAGGTGAAGTGCACAGTTCGCAGCGCAAACAACTCCCGCAGTATATGCAACCCACCGGAGAAGCCCTCGAAGGCATCCTCGATGTGGTCCTTGTAGCGCGCCGTCGAGGTCGACAGGCAGAGTCCGCCGGTGCCGCTGCCAGAATAGAGTGCGCCGCCGCCTACGGTCACGGTGCAGACCGTAGCGTCGGACTTGCCGGCATCAGAGGATATCCCGCTCAATTGAATGGTCGCATTGGAAAAATTGACCGGCGACGGGCTGGTAAGTGTGCCACTCGTGCCGCCCGATATCTGCGCATTCCCGGAACTGGACCCATAGATATACATGGTGCCGCCGACGCTGGCGTTCGTTCCGACGCGAAGGGTGCCATCCACGGCGTTGACACCGCCGCCATCATCGACAGTCAAGATCGGAGTCCCGGCGAGGTTCGCGATGTAGAGCGCGTACGTTCCGGCACTGTTGTCCGGTCCATAAATCTGGAGAGTCTGTGGATTGCCCGCGTAGGTACGTCCGATCACAAGACCGCCCGCGATGTAATCAATCCCCGACGTGATCGAGTCGTAGAGGCACGACATGGACTTCGGTTTGGTGCCGCTCGGGTTAATGCAATCCACCCCGAGCATCTGGTTTATGGCACCGGGGTTTGTGTTGTTGTTTGTCAGGGCGATCGCATAATACGCGAGCGAGTTGACCGATCCGTTGCTGTCGTTCTGAAAGGTCGAAAGGTTCATCTGATGGTTGATGATCGCGCCGTTGTTCTCACTGCTGTCCTCGTGATCCTCGACCTGGGTAGCATAGGCGCCGGCCGTGTTGCCGAAGCGATCATGCGTGACATTGATCTCGCCGGATGCGACGGCAATTTCAATGTTCACCGTGGGGTTGCCTGTGCAGCCCGACGTGGTGGGCTGGGTGACGGAGGTCACGGCGCCGCCTGAGATCGTCGCAGTTCCCTGAGCCGACACAGTGCATCCGCCGCCAACTGTGTAGGTGGTATATGTCCCGTTCGGATAGCTGGAACCCGCCGCGCTGATCACGACGGTAGCCGTGCCGCCAGACTCCGTCGCCGTGAGCAACGCGTTTCCGTCACCGCTGACAGGCTCCAAAGTCAGGAAGGAATTGTCCTGCTCCCAGATATGCGACGTGGAAACGGATGGCGTCAGGAACGTATCGATGTAGAAATACCGCGTGTCCGTCGCACCACCCGAATAGTCGAACGTGATACCGGAACCCAGGGTGCTTGTGCCGGTCCCTGTCAGGGTGAGGGTCGGCATCGTTTGTCCGCTGGCCCAGGTCGGCGTGCCAGTGACGGTGCCGGAAAGGGTGGGGTTGGTGAGCGTGGTGCCGGTGCCTGTGCCGTTGGTGGAGGCGATGCAGCCGCTTGCCGCGCAGTTGCCGATGCCGGGAATGGCAACGTTCGCCGCGTCCCCACTTTTCGACACAGTGGCGCCCGACGTGAAGTCCAGCACGCTCGGGAACTTGACGGTGTTTGTGCCATCCGTGACGGTCGCGACCGTCCCGCCCCCGCCCGGAACCTGGGCAAGAGCCGGCACAGCCCAGAGTGCAAGCATTAGCGTGAGCAGGAATCGCTTCATGTGATGGCCCTCAACGGAGGAAACTTACAGGTGCGCCAGCGCGCCGGTCACGCCCGAAATCACCACAGCGAGCGCGGCGACGATGCCCCAGGCAAAATGGACGCCAGCGAGCAGTTTGATCGGGAGCGGCACGCGCGGATCGGCGAGGAATCTCACTGCCGGGCGCCCAACCCCCAAGGCGTCCAGGGGATTTTGCCGCCCGGCACGTAGCCGGCCATGGTGCGCCCCTGTTCGATCTGCATCCGGCGATTGGTCCGCTCCCACCATCCGGGCGAAGCCGTCTCGAACAGGTGGTACCAAAGCATGTAATCCAGCGCGCCCTTGAGATAGACCAGATTTGCGAACGGCACGTGGTTGACGGCAAACCGCGCCACGTCCGGCCACGGATCGTACCGCCCTCCGGTGCGCAGGCTTGTCAGCCATCGCCCGTAAAGCCGCACGAGGTGATCGCCGTCCGTCATCAACGGTCCTCCCAGCGCGGTAAGACCGCCGGCGCCGAGCCGGTTCACCTCTCCGAACAGCAGGTCACCGAAAATTCCGAGACCGCCCCCTTGCGCCAAGCCGGCCATCAGCGTCTCCGGGCTGCGCGGGTCACGAGGGACGTTGCCCGTCGCCAGGTCGTTCAGCGCCATCCGCGTGTAGCCGCCGAGCGTTGACAGCGCGATCGTCAGGCCGAGACCCCACGCGGCATCTTTGGCGTTCAGTGCAAGGTGTATCTCGCGGCCTAGAATTTGGTTCGCCGCCGCCACTGGCCAAATTTTGAACTGATAGAGCAGCCGATACATCTCATAGCGCGGATCACCGGGGCGCAGCGCTCCGTACAGCATCGCGCGCTCACGAACTCCCGGCACCACAACGGCATGGTCCCCCGCGTCGTGGTAGTACATCATCAGTTTGTCCGCTAGTGCCTGACCGGCTGGCGTCCGAAGGGCATCTTTCGGCGTCAGGTAGGTTCTTCCCTGCCATGTCGGAAGGTCAGTGAGGCCGCGCAACTGCTGCCACTCCGCATCGCGGATGCCATATTTCGCGAGCATCTGCTGTAGGTGCGGATCGAGTTCGGTAAGACCGCGGTCCAACTGGCGCCCAAGATTCGCTGCCGCCCACTCGCGCACCCCGGCCCTGACGCTATCGAACAGATAGTGGATGCCCGTGGCTTTCATAAATAGCGTGTGGAGCGCGGCGATGCGCCCCATCGGCGGCGTACCACCATCCTTGTTCAGGAGAATGTCCCAGTTCCGGGAAAGGCTGTACGTCAAGCCGCCCGCGTACGCCCCGAGGTCAGCCATGATCTCCTGCCGTTCCATCGGCCCCTTGCCATGCAGAAGCATTGAGAGCACGCGGCCAGTATTGGCCAGCGCGCCGCCCAGGTTGCCCAGTCCAAGGGCATCCGTACCCACGCCGGCGCCGTGGTGCCTGAGTTCCGTCGGGACCGTTGCCCACACGGAAGCAAAGTGCGTGACGCCCACCCCGCCAAGGCTAACCATGTCGTAGTACTCCCGCGCACCTTCGCCGAGCGACAGCCACATGGATTGAATCGGAATGTTTGCCGAGCCATCCAGTCGCGCCATGACGTTCTGAATGCCAGGGATTGCCTTGGCGAACTTCGCGCCGCCATCGAGATCGTCCCGGTAGATTTCCTGGACGCGCCGGATGATCTGGTTGAGGTTCGCCGCCGGATTCGTTCCCAGCTTGTCCATCAGCGCGATGTTGCGCGAGGACTGATCCACGGTCCGCTGGACGGCCTCATAGATCGTCCGGTAGCGCCCGTATTTCTGGTTGTACTCGAACCACGAGTCGGCATCCTTGAAGAACGCCACCCGCTGCTGCGAGACGCGGCGCGCCAAGTTATGCGTGCCCTCGAACGCTGGCGGCACGAAGGACGGCATCCCTTCCTCATCCGTCCAGAACCCAGCAACCCCCGGGGGTGTCATATGCACATTGGAAACCGAGGCATCGAAGAATGACCGCCCGAAGCGAAGCCGCGCCTGTTCTGGCGTCTCCCCTTCGCGCAGTTCCATCCCCTCAAAGGTTCGCTCGGACTGCGCCGGCTCCCAGATCGAATACCACCGACGGAATGCTTCGTCCGTTTCGATTGGTCCCGTCGCGCCTCGGCCGCCGCGCAGCATCAGAAGGCGATCGTTCCACAGGTGTGTGACATGGTTCACATCCTCGCCGATCCGCGCGCCGTGCTGATTCTGCAAATCGCGCATCTGGTCTAGGACTGGCCCGTAGGTCTCAGCCATCTCTTTCGCTGGCGCGCTGACGTCCGCCGCTTCGCCTGTGCGCCGCGTCCACATGGCACGCACGACCTCGCGGTCGAGTTGGCCACTGATCGCCGCTTGCGAGAGGCCGGCCTTTTTCAGCCGGAAGTCCATCGCGGCATTCGTCGGCGCCGCGCGGCCCAGCCATTCGGACTGGATATTCTCGCGAGAGCCGACGTTTGACCCATGCAGGATGTCCCGCAGGACCTGCTCAGCGTCTCCAAACCCTGTAATCCTAGCGAGGATAGCGGTGCGCTTGGTCGCGTTTCGGATCGCGTCGAGGCGATCGAGGCGAGCGGTTTCCTTGGTCTCCGCGGCGAGTTCCGACGCAGCCTTCAGGAACGGGTCCGGCGCGCCGGTTTCACGCATGCGCTCGGCCCGGTCATGAACCTGCTGAAGAAGTTCCAACGCGGACGCGCGGCTCACCTGTCCGGCTGCTGCGACACGAGTCACGCACTCCTCAAAGGAACGTGGAGCGGCTGGTTGTGGCATGCTACGCGCCCCCATTCAGACAAGCCGCAGCCTCGGTGATAGCTGACGCTTGTTGCTCGGCGTTCTGCGCCTCAGTGTCTGCCGCAGCGATTTCGGCCTTGTCCTCTGGGCCGATGAGATCGCCGTACGCGCCGAGCCGCCGGATGGCGTCTGCGGTCTCGGCGTCTAGTGGAAGCGGCGCCTGCGGCGTCTCCTGCGGGGCAAACAGCCCCTCGTTTGCCGGGAGTTGGCCACTACGCGGGCCGGCCTGGTCGCGCGCCGCCTGGGCCTGGACAGCGGAAGGCTCCATGCCCGGCATAACGTCCTGCCGCACATCGTTGCGGATCGTCGGTTCTGCCGCTGCGCGCGCGGCGCGCTTCTCTGCGATCAAGGTTCCAAGGAGATCGGTGGCGCGGGCTGCTCTTGGAGGGCCGACTGTTTCCGGTCCAGCGCGTCCGCCAGCCCCAATGCCGCCTCCCCGTGGTCCAGGCTCTTCTTGTAGAGTTCCCGGATGCTCGGCGGCAACCGCTGACTCCCCACCGCCGCCAGCGCGTTCGACCGCTGAAGCAGTGACCGCTTCCTCTCGTCGGCGTTCATTTTCCAGGTCCTCCAGGGAGCGGGACTGGTCGCTACCATAGAACTCATCGGCGTTCCACCTTTCCGATGGCGGCTCGCCATGCTGCTGCATTTCGGCGGCTTCTTCAGCCGTCAACGGGTGAGGCTGAGCGACCGGCTCGCCGTTGCGGTGTGTGATTTCTACATCGCGCGGGTCGAAGATGACGACGTTGCGGGTGCCCTCTCCACCGGCCCTGCTGCCCTGATCGAGATAACGGATGCCTTTGATCCCGGCGGCGCGAAGTTGCGCGCTTGCCGCAGCCTCCTGTTCCTTGGTCGCAAGGACATAGTTCTGGAAATGCTGCCTGTAGAGGGCGCCTCCCGTCGGCTCCCTTTTTAGGAATGCTCCTTGGCGCTCAAGTGATGCCGCCATTTGCGGATGCGACTTGAGGTAGTTTCTGACAATCTCAGGCTGCTCGCTCAGCGTCTTATCCCAATCCAGCATTTCTTCCGGCTTGGCGTGAACCTCGACCGTCAATAGATGGCCAGATGGCCGTTCGCCGACTTCCGTTCGTGCGCGTTCCGTCGCTTCTTCAAGCGGCGCCATCTCACGGTCGTATTCCTCAGTGCCCGGACGAATGCCGCGCTCGCGCAGCTCTGCAATCTTCGCATTGCTGGCGCGGATCGCCGCGTTCAGCCGCTCCTCTGCCGCCAGCCGCTCCGGTGTCGCGGCGTGCTGCATCGTGACGGCACGCTGATATTGCCCCGCCACCTCCGGGTTCTCGGCGAAGTAGAGACCGTGGCCGTATGCCTGGGCGCCTTCGCCGGTTCCGATCTTGGATGCGTCGAACTCATCAAAATCGTGCGGGGTGCCGTGGTAGGCAACCCATGCCTTTGCTTCCTGCTCGGCTTCCTCAAATGCCGAGTTCTGCGATGCGAGTTGGTCCGCCGCTTCCTGGGCGGCTTCGTCAGCCGACATACGTTCAGCCGCAGCGTCGAAGAACTGCTCATGCGTCATGCCGGTGTGGTCGATGCCCAGTCGGGTCGCTAGCCGATCCACTTCCGAGTTGTGCGCGAGCGCCGCGCGATAATTCTCGGCCGCAACCTCGTCCTCATGCGAATATTGGGGATTGCCACGGTTCAGGTCCTCGTCCAGCTTTTCCAGCAGATCGTTGATCTCTGGGCGCCGTTCCCCCCAGTCCGGGAAATACCCATGCTGCCACGCCAGCAGCGTTGCGTCGTCCAGGCCCATTCCGCTGGCGTTTACCAGACCAGGTCGGAATCGCGCGCCGCCGAGCGTTGCGCGGACATCGCCGCCCGTATCGCGCAGCCCTCCCTGTTGAATCAGAAACGTGGCCAATCTGCGCGGTTCCTGCGGGACCGTGACGTACGGCGTTGGCGCCGCACGGCGGCCAGCCGAAGGCTCAGCGGGGCGTACGACAGCCGGCGCCAACGTTTCCGCTGCCGGCTCCTCGGTCGGCCGCGGCTCATACACGCGCTCCGCTGTCTCACGGACGTCCTCGCTCGGCAGCCCAGTGGCGTAGCCGTCGCGCGCGAGCTGGCCCTGCTGTTCAGCAACCGACGACGGGACGGCGGGAGGGAGAATGCGCAAGGGAGCAGGCGTGAGCGACGCCACTCCTGCACGACGCGCGGCAATTTCTTCCGACGTGATCGGTGTTCCAACGGCCGCCAGCCATTCGTTCTGTATCCGCACGGCCTGGGCGCGCCCGACGTTCTCCCGCGCCATGATCTGTTCGATGGTCCCGGGGTTGGCAGGCTTCGCACTCTGCGCCGCATCCACTACGGGCTGCACGTCCACCGGCCGACCGTCCAGCGTCTCGGCCACGGCGGCACGCATGGCGTCGGCGCGAACAGGCGCAGGTTGCTCCGATACCGCAGCCGCTTCCTGCCGCACGGCCGGCGCCACAGGCGGCTCTGCGGCTTCCGAGTGCGGGGGTGCGGTCTCCGGTGCGGTCTCCGGCTCTGCAGCCGGTGGCGCTCCCAACGGCCTTCCCATAACTGCATCGGGCCGCATGATCCCCAACTCACGAGCCGTCCCGAATGCCCCATGTATGGCCGCACCCCAAGCTGCCCCGTAGAGGATTTGCTTCATCGCGTCGCGGAAGCTGAAGTCCGACGCTTCCTCGGTGCCCAGCCCGTACTGCGCGAGCGACAGCGGAACCTGCTGGGCACCCATCGCCGTTGCCCCCGCCACACCACGCGCGACCATCCGAGCAACAAGGCCCTCCCCGATTCCGGCTCGGCCGAGTGCCGCCAGCGCGGTTTCCTCGCCGATCCCCGGAATGAACGAAGTCGCCGCATTGATGGGGTCCAACATGAACGTCGCCATGCCAGTCGCGAAGTTCACCGGCCACGAGTTTTGCGCGGCGTTGCGCGCGATCACGCTCTCGCGCTGCATTTCCTCGGTTTTCTGGCGCCCAATGATTTGGCCTAGTCCTTCCGACATAGGCTTGTCGGTGATTGGAACCGCCTTCCCGTCCGGTCCGACCGGCGCGTACCGTTCATTAATCGCGGCGGCGGGAAGTTTGTCGGACTGCTGCGGTTCGTAACCCGCAGGTGCCGTTGCGGTGCCAGGTTGCCACGGCGAATATGGCATTGCCCCGTAGGCCACGTAGGGGGCCGACTCGAACAACGCGCGGTCCAGTCCGGTTGCATCCGACTGGCTGCCGCGCTCGATCGCGCGCTCGAGCATCGGGGTTATGTTGCCCTCGATCTCCGCGCCCACACGAGAGAGAAACGGAGCCGGCGTCTGCGCATAGCCGAGATCGGCCGCGCTTTCCGGCGGCTCATAGGGCTGCCCCGCTATGACAAAATCGGTCATGGGGAGATCGCCACTCCCGGCTGCGGTACGCCGGCTTGCGTCGGAACGGTCGGCGGAGCCGGAGGACCGGCGGCAAACGGAACCGCGATAGGGCTGCCATTCAGTCCCCGGACGATGCGACCTTCGTTGTCCATCAACCACAGCGCGTCGCCACGGGGTGCGGTGATCCAGCTCGGATTTGCCTGGATGGACCGCACGTAATCAGCGGCGGATGGTGCGGTCGAGTTTTGCCGAAGCGCCTCCTGGGTGTCGGACACGCGAAACATGGACGGCACCTCGATCTGCGCTGGCGTGAGGCTCACCAGCGTGGCGCGCGCATTCGCCGTCACGTCCGAAAAGCGACCGACAGGCACCCGCGCATCCCCGTTCGGCAAAAAGGCATATTTGCTGGTGAACGCCGTCACCGCATCCTGCGCCGCATTGGCATCCTGATTGTAGAACCGTTTCCCGTACGCAAGCGTCTCGATCGAACTCACAATGCCGTCGATCTGCTGCGCCGTCGCGCCGCTGCCCGACAGGGAGCGCTCAAGTTGAAGTACCGTCGGATCATTGCGGACGGAATCCTTGATTCCCTGCGCCACCGGCTTGCCGCCGGCATTCCCCAGGATATGCGCCCAATCCTTGCCGCTTTTCGATGTCTCATTGATCGACCGCGCCAGCAACGCAGCGTCGCGGGGATCATCCAGCACGGCCACCGACTGGTACGCGGGCGGCAGTTTTCCCAGCGTCACGAGGTCGCCGAACACGTGTGGCCATACCTCGTCGCCCCATTGCTTTTTCAGCGCGTCAAGCTGTTGCTTCACGTCAACGTCTGGCGCGGTGAGAGATGACGCGATGGACTGCGCCTGCCCGACACTCAGGACATGCTGCGCGCCGGGAGTTACCCCCAGGTGACCTTCGACGGCCAGTGCTGTCCTCGCGAACGCCGCGTATCCCTTGTCGCCAGCGGTCGGATCGGTCGGATCGTCCGGCGCGCCAGCCGTCATTCCATGCGCTGCGGCGGCAACGGTCGGCTCCGTCAAGACATAGGCCGCAGGGTCTGTGGAGAGCGCCTTCGCGCGCTCCTGAATTTGCTGCAACGCTAGGGCGGCGACGCCAGTGCGCAGTCCAAATGCCTCGGGCGATTCGATAACGGGCGCGCTCTGCCCTGGACCGGCTGCCGTCGTGACGGTAGGAGCCCCTCTCTCGCCAGCCAGTCTGGACCTCAGTTGATCCGAAACGCGCCCCATTCCAGCAGTAAGATCGGTTAGAACGCTCTGCACCTGCGCAGGACTACCGAACTTGATGCCGGCAAGGATTTGCCCCGCCGTCTGCGCGACGGAGAGGTCTGTAAGCCTTTCGTCAGCTTCTTCTGGCGTGAACACAGCGCGATAGCGCGATTCGGGAATGCTAATCGGCAGTCCCGCCAGGGCGGCTTTTTCAAGATCGCCCTGGGCATGCGTCAGTTGGGCGCGTTCGCTCGCGGTCGCGAGTTCCATGCGACTGCGGAGTTGGCCAATCTTCGACAGAAGAACCCTCTGCCGCTCGTCATCGCCTGCCGTCATGGTAATGGCGCGCTGTTCCACGGCGGACCAGTCAGGCATGTTTGGGGACTGAGCGCTGGCGCCTCCAAGTTTTGTCAGGAACCGACCCACGTAAGCGGATGTTGTCGTGCCCGTCGCGTCGCTCAGATTGGCCTTCCACGGCGTAGGACTACCAGCAGGCGTTACGTTTCCCGTTCCAGAGAAGTAGGCCACCGCTACACGCGATGGGTCGCCTTGGTACCGCTGCCAGAGATTGGCAATCCCACGCTGCGCGACGGCCTGTCGATCAGTCTCGCTGTCGAAATTCTCGCCAGGACGTGCATAATCTCGGAAGAATGCCGGAGCAACCTGGTACTCCCCGCGCGCACCGGCTGCGCTTATCGCCGCCGGGCCGCTTGCTTCCGTGCTACGGAGCGCCGCAGCAATGTCGCCAGGAGATGCGGAAATGGGGCGTGCCAGCGCTGGGCCGCTTTGCGGCGCAGGTTGGGTTGGTGCGCCGCCCCCCGGTAACACCGCGCCGAGATCAGCGTCCCCTTGAGCATTTGCCGTCAGACCCTTCAATTCGCGCGAGAGCGAGTCGTACGCCGCAGCGGGTAACCGCGTCGCATTGGCGGCGAGAACGCGCTGCGCCCGCATCGGGTCAGCCGGCATGATCGCGCGGACCTGCGTCGTGACGGCATCAGACGCGGCCTTCGCCGCCACGTTCTGGCGCATGTCCGGCGTCAAAGTCCCGAACTGCACCTGTGCGGCCTTCATGCGGGCATCTGTCAGCCGTTGCACGCCGGCCGCGATGGTCGGCAGGTCTCCTTTCACGCTCGCCTGATCGATATCCCGCAGCGCATTGTTTCCGGCGCTTTCGTTGACAGCAATCGCCCATGTCTGAGCTTGCTGGTCGTAATGCTCGCCGACCATGCCTTCGTACCGGGACCGAAGGTAGCGAATATTCTCATTAAACTGAAGCTGCGCAACACCATTCGGGAGACTCGATCGCCCCTCATCCTCAGCTTCCTTAAGGCTTTGGAGCACCTCCGGTTGGGCGCTCATCGCGTCTTGACCACGCAACTGCCGGAACTTGGCTAACAAGTCGCTGGCCTTGTCCTGCCAATTGCTTACGGCCTGTGTAGCCGCGGTCTGGCTATAGAATTTGTCGAGAGCGAGTGCCCCAGCGCCAGCCCTTTCAGTGCCCTCGGCCGCCAAGCCCCCGAACTCGGCCGGGTTGGCCTCGATGTGCTCATAGTCTTCCGGTGGCCGCGGCGCGGCCTCGGCAAACGGGATGCCTTCGCTGTACGGGGGGCGTGCCACGGTCTAACCCCACGTGCCGCTGTCGATAAACGGCTCATAACTCCCGAAGCCAGAGAACTTTCCGGGCAGAAGGGACGCATTGGATGCGAACGACCCACCAGCCGCCAGCAGACTGCCAGGGATCGCCGTCGCCGCCTCTTGGCTTTGCAATCCGGCTTGTGCCTGATAGCCCGTCACTTGCGTCTGGTAGCCGTAGGCTTGCAGCATGGCATTGTTGATGACGTTCTCTTCGCTCAACTCGCCGCTTTCCCGCTCGCCGGTCTCAACGCCAACCGCAGACCCGGAATTGACATCAATGTTGTTCGCCGCCAACCCGGCCTTCACGGCGCCACTCTGGGCCGCAGCCTTGCGCCCGGCAATCTCTTCCTGCTGCGCGCCCGCCTCTTCTGCGTAGGTCGCGTTCTGGCCGGCTTCGATGGCGTTGTTGCGACTGACGGCGGCCTGATAGGACGCAGCCTGTGACTGCGCGATGCCGCTTCCAACCTGCCCAACCGCAGACAGCGCCAAACCGCCGAGAGCTAGTGCCGGAAGGCTCACCGCCGCATCTCCTTCGTATCCAGGATCACGCGGCGCATTCCGTTCGGCAGTTCGCCATCGGCTCGAAACCCCCAGTGGCGCACAAAGCGCAGAGCGACATCATCATCCGGCGCGATGTAGGCCACAAGTCGGTTTTCAGATGCAATCAATTCGGCCAGTTCGTGCTGGCAAGCTGCGACCAAATGCCGCGCAACCCCTCGGGCGGCATGCAGCCATATCGTCGTCTCGCCTGATACCAACGCCCCCACGATGCCATAGATCGCTACGACGCGGCCATCGACCCGAAGCGCCAGGGAACGCCTTGAACCGGCAACGGCTGCCCTCACGGCGCGGCGCACGTCGATGCCGCAGCGTTCGGCCGAGGTGGTCACTGCGGCTCTGGACCGCCTCGCAACCTCGATCGCATGGCCCGCACGGGCGGGGATCAGCTCAACGCACGCCATACTGACCCGAGGCAAACGGTGGCATTAGGGGGCCCGCCGGCCCTTGCTGGCCGCTGCGCCGCTGTTCCTGGGGAGAACGTGCCGCTGGCTTGCCTCCCTCGACAAGATCTCCGAGATCGTATTCCGGAACAAATGCAAGCACGTTCAGCGGCAATGGAAGGCTTTGCTGGACGGCCGCCTGTCCGGGCTTGGCAAACCCTCCCTTGACTGGGATGCGGATATCGCCCGTGTAGAGCGGCAATGTCGTGCCACCATACGGCGGCAGCAAGGGGGGTGTCATCTGGCCTGGATTGGCGACAGCCATGTTGTTCCAGGCCGCGACAAGACGCGGCGGGGAAAGCGTCGAGGCATCGGGCTGATTGGCCCCGATCAGGAATTGCCCCGATGCCTCGACGCGCGCTGTCACCCGCGCGATGCGCTTACGCTGACCCTGCACGGTCTGCTCCGGCATGTACGGTTGCTGCAACTGCGCCTCGAAACCAAGCCCCACAATGACCTGGGTTGCCGCTGTCCCGAGCGAGATCGACCCTGTGGTACTTACGGTTGTCGGGGGGATCACCGCACCGTCTGCCAGTCCTGTTACCGACATCCCGGCAAGATGACCAAGGCCGCTGACCATTGTCACCGGCGCATCCATCGTCCAGTTGCCAGCGGTCTGCGGGATCGGTGCCCCCCCCGTATTCGGGATGGTCTGCACGATCGGCTGCGTGATGTTCGCTGTAACGTGTTCGGCATCCGTGTAGGCCGTGATCGTCGCCACGCCGCCGCCGGTTCGGATCACATTCCCCACATTCCCGACCGAGAATACCCCAGCAGTCGCGGAGAATGTCGCGCTGTTGTCGAGCACGCACGTCCCTGACGCGCCGTTGCCCATGCCACTGGGATCGTTGAACACCAGCGCCGGGTAGATATATCCAGCGCCCTGCGCACCGAAAGCGACCGCTGTCACGACGCCATCAACGATCGTCAGCTCGGGGGTTGCGCCGCCTCCCGGTCCCTCACCATTCTGGTCGATCACCTGAGCGGTTGTCGCAGCCGAATAGTTGCTTCCGCCCACGAGATCGGTAACGCCTGAGATCGCGCCGAGACCCGTGGCCGAACTTGCATAGAGTGTGGCCTGCGGATAGGTGTGCGGCAGCGATACCGCTGCATCGACGCACCAAGAGTCCTCAATCGCAGCCCACTGCCGGTTGTCCATGCGCTCGATCGTGTAGGCCGTTCCCGCCGCTAGAAATCGCTGCGCGGCGAAATACGGAGCGTTCACCGGCGGCTCGATGACTGAGCACACACTCTCGAAAAGTCCCTGCGTATCATGCCGTGCCCAGCCGATGACTTCTTGCTCTTTGAGGAAGGTGAGGGACAGGGCGGCGCCGTCGCTGCGCACAGCCCAGACGATCTTGTAGGGCTGGCGGCACCACGCCCATTGCTCGACCGAAAATCCCTTGAACAGATGCGTCGAGAAAATCGTTATGTCGGTGCCGGTGTAGATATTCAGCCAGTACTGGTAGGTGACGTCATAGACGTTGCTGCCCACGGCATCCGTGAACAGCACGTCATAGCCGATCTGGGTGGGGGGAACAGTAGCGGAAATGCCATTGAACGCCTGCGGCTGCGCCTGCTGGTCGCTCGGCGTGATCGCGACGGGAGACAGCCCAGAGCCGCCCGCGCCGGTCAATTGCCAAAGTTGCTCACCAGTGAACACCAGGAGGCCGCCCGGCATCGGCAGCATCCACTGTATCCCGTTCACCTGGACCGACCAAGGATTGCCGGTTATCGCATCGGAAGCAATGGTCGGCACGCGCACGTCGAAATCAAGGAAATTGCCGGGCTGCGACATCCAGTAGGTATCCGGATTGTTGCCGCTGGAGGCATAGACCCGGCGCTGCTGGTAGTAGGCGACCACGCTTGGATAGGTTCCGCTGCTCGGGCCTACCGTAAGGGCGGCTTCCGCACCCGCGCCATTGCCGGTGATCGTGACATAATCCGTCGGCGCGTAGTTCTTGCCCGCCGCCAGCACGATGACATCCACCAGGACACCATTGCTCGTGACCGTGGCAAGAAGCGCGCCGCTCCCTGTACTGGTCGTGATGGTCGCCGTGCACGAACTGGTATAGCCGCCGCCGCCAGCGATTACAGGCACGCCGAGAATCGCACCGCGCGCGAACGGATTCGTATCAAGGGGAGGCACCTGCTGGAAGTCAGGAACGATGTTCGTATCGTTCCAAGATGTTCCAGCGACCGTCGCGGCATAGCCGAATGCTGATCCGATCGGAATGGGAAGCTGTGATTCCGCCGCCTTATAGACATTATAGTTGTTGGCGCCGACGACCTGATTCCATGAGACCTGATTTGAGCCGGCTGTGGCCGCGATATCAATCACATTGTCCAGTTCGGCAATGTTGCTTGCCACGCTTTCCGTTCCGTTGGCCGGATCAATCGACGTGATGACATACTGATAGTGGGTGGTGCCGCTGCCGCCAGAAGATACAGCCGATGCGCCGGTGGGCGCCGCTGCGGATGCGCCGATCGCCAAGGGTGCCAGCACGAAATTGTCGTCAGCATACCGGGACAGTTCCATCGGCTCGTATTCCGTGCCGGTTTGCTGATTCCGACAGCAGATCGACATGACATCGGCCGATTGGGTCCATTTCAGATAAGGGAGATCGATCTCGGAATATGGTGTGGTCAGCGTATAGATGCGCGCGGCAGTGCCCCCAGAGGTGTAGGCGCCGAAAGCTGTTGAGTTTATGTTGTTGCCATAGACATCCGTCAGCGACACGCCAGACGACGACGCGGAACCCACGACATAGGTGTTGCCGTTTAGCTCGGTCATTCCGCCAACCCCGGCAACCGCGATCCAGTCGCCGGCGCCGAATGCAGCAGCCGCACCCCAGGTCACATTGAAGGTCGCGCCATCGCCCTCGCCACTGGTCGCGGACTGCCCCACCGGATTGCTGGGTTCGACGCTATAATTGCCGGCCGCCGAAACCGTAACGGCGTGCGGCGCCATGACCGCGAAATCGAAGGTGGCATCGGTCCCTAACCCGGATGTGGATGCTTGCGTGAAAGCCCGGTCGGACGGATTCGCTGTGAACACGCCGGCGGCGGATACGCTGACCGTGCGGCAGCCCATGACGACGGCGAGGGATGCGCCGGTCAATGTGCCGCCGCTGACCGGCTCCGCCCCGAGGTTGCTCGGGTTTGCAGTATAGGCGCCCGGCACCGTGATGGCGAGGATTGCCGTGATTGCGCCTCCGGAAACGGTGACGGACGCCTGGAACTTTGTCCCGGTCCCGGTGGTTCCCGTCACTGTCTGCGTGCCATCCGTGCCGCTTGATCCGCCCGCATTGATGGTCGCAGAAACGACTTGTGTCGTGGCAACGGTCAACTGCGCCGGAGTCGATTGCGTCCCCCCGGCCGGGACGATGGTATCACCAGGGACGTAGGTGATGCCAGCCGCGTTCACGTCCACGCTCTGCAACAGCGTGTTGGTAACGGCGAGCACTGCTGGCGTGCCATATGTGCCACCCGCCAGCGTAATCGTATCGCCAGGAGCATAGGGGGAAGTGGTCGAGTTGGCGACCGGCGTCGCCGCAGTCGCGCCGTCCGCTGTGATGCTCAGGACGCACGGATTCGCTTTCGTCGCACCGGTGATCGCGATTGGCGCCTCAGTGACAAACGCGCCGTTGCTGATGACGCGCATGTATTCGTTGCCGAACTCAAGCGCGAGGCCCTGAAGGATCGAGAACTGAAACGGCACAAGGCGCGGCGGATAGCCGCGCCCGGTCTGCTTGGAAAAGCCGACGAAGGACGTTCCGGGCCGGCTGTAGGCACCTCCGGTGAACCCCACGAACATATTCCGCATCGTGGACGCGGCGACGTGGAAACCGGCAAGATCGACGTGCCCGAAAAGCGCGGGCGCGATCTCGCCGCGACTGAAAGCGAATTGGCCGAAGGGGACGGACATTATTACGACTTCGGACTAAAATGCGGTGCCATCGCCGAACACGCAACTCGACCAGCCGTAGCCTAGAACGCCAGGACCATCTTCAAAGCCGCCAAGGCCACCCCATCCCGCATAGCTGGCGCCTCTGTTGCGCGCTCGTATCCAATCCGGTGTGTGGGTGAGGACATTCGTTCCCTCATTCCCATCGCGCACCCGCGCCTGTCCTATAGCGGCTTTCGCAATCGCAATCGCTTCGGCCCGCAGGGCGCGTCCCTCCTTCTTGTCCGCATTGCATGGCAGTGCAAGATACGTCGCCAACAGCGCCGCCATCGCTTCCTGGAACAGCGGGTCCCACAGATTTGGGTAGGGGATGAATGCCGTATAGACCAACTCGGCATTCGGAACATTGGTCAGCACGACCGTTCTGATGTCGGGTGCGGCACCGCGTGTGTTCCACCATTGTTGCGGCGGTGTCTCCGGACTGATCGGCAGAGGATAGTTGTTGTCGCTGGCAACCAACATTCTTGCCGGCATGATGGTAGCCGGTGTCTGGAACGGCGCGTCGAATGTGGTGGGAGGGACCGGCGGAACGGAGGTATTGTTGGAGGGAGTCGCGCTCTGTGGAAGGCTATTGTTCCACGGTACAAATCTTGCGGCGACGCAGTCGATCGGCCACGCATATTCATAGGTCCAAGGGAAGATAACCTGTGAACCATATGTCGGCTGTTGGCCGCTCGGAACCGCAGGACCGAAACCCGGCTTGGCGCCGAGCAACTGCATCGGCGCTTGTTTACGATGCGTATTCCAGTATGCGGCGCGCGACAATTGCTCAAGGCACGGGATGTAGTGCCGCAGCAGAATACGGGCAGCGTTGGTGCCCTGCTGGATGTCACCGATTGCCTGCTCAGGACACCCGCAGATATCGAGTGCTCTGTTACAAATGTCCTCGACCTGCATCGGTTATCCCTGCAAAACCGGCGTATGCACCGGCTGTATCGCACCCGGGAACGGGTTGGCCTGCTGTTGCGGCGCCACTTTCCCCATGCTCAATGCCCGCGCCATTTCGTTTGCCATCGCCTCAACGAACCCGATATCCCACTGCGTCATGTCTGTGACTTGCCCGCAGTAGGTAGCCACTGCGTCGCCGAGGTAGCACAGGATCACACGCCCCGGGGCGCCCCCTTGGTTGTTCACCGGTACCGCGTCGTTGGCGATCTCGAACACCTGCGGCAGCGGCGTGAACTCAGGCTGCCAGATCGACGGTGGCCGGATCGCGCGCAGCAGCATGCAGTCAGTCGGGTAGGCGTATTCGTACGAGTACGGCCGCGGCGGGTTGAGCGCTGGATTCCACGTCGAAATGCCTGGCACGTAGCCGCCTGCCGGCGCGGACTTCAGCAGCGTCAGCGCAGTATCGCGGCGCGGAAAGCCCCAGTCTGCGTTGCGGAGCAGCGCGTCGCGGGTCTGGCCGTACGTGTCGAGCGCGCGTTTGGCGAACTCGCTGCCGTCGTAGAGATTGCCGACGCGCTCCGTGCGGCCGGCACGGGATAGCGCGAGGTTGACAATATCGGCCGGAGACTGGACAGATGCGACCATTCATTCCCCTAGGAGCAGCCCGATGGACGGCGACCTGATAGACCGCGTTGCGAAGGTTATCCAGGATGGTGTCCTGAGCGGCGTTTCGGACTGGCGGCTCATTGCGCACGACGTGTTGGTGGAAATGCGCGAGCCAACTGCGGCGATGGCGGTAGCCGCCCCCGATTGTAAGGCGCACTATCAGGCCATGATAGATGCGGAACTGCGCCATTCTGGCGGTCCGCACCTCATAATTCCGAATCTTGCAGCACCACAACCAGTAGATAGCGCGACTCTGTTGGACGCTGCGGCCATCGCGGTGGGAAAGGCGAGTGACCCACACTTTCATGGCGGAAAATGGAACATGGACCCTGACAATCGGGAGCGGTTACGTGCGATTGCTGGGTGCGCCATCAACGCCGCGCGTTGCGGCGAGCCGCTACAGGCATCGCGTGCCCCGACAAAGTTCAGTTTTCATGAGCCGCGTTGCGCTTTTCTTATCAATACACAGGACTATCAAGGCCCCCCGCCACCAAACCAAACGTGGGGCTGAGAAGTTGGCGCTCCTCTAGTTCGGCCTCGTCATCCCGGCATTCCCGAAGCCGCTGGCGCTTTCAAGCAGGTCGCGGCTCGTATCCGGCTTGCCGGCAACCGCAATCGCCATCTCGGACCCCAGCAGCCGCACCACCGCCTCGCGAAACAACGGGTCCCACACGGTCGGGTTGCTCAACTGCGGATTGGTGAACACCGCCAAAGCCGCCTGCTCATTCGACCAGATCACCTTGGTGGGCACCCCAGAAACAAGAGCGCTGCCAACAGACCAGTTCTGCGGCAGCGGATTGTTCGGATCAGCGATGGCAGGCGGAACGATCTGCTGCACCTCAACGGCGAGGGATGGGTAGAGATACTCGTAGGCCCATCCTAGCGGCGCCGCATTCCCAGATGTCGCCAGCGCGACCTGGTTGCGCCCGAAATCCCATCCGAACTGCCGGGCCACCGTCGAGACGCAGGAGCCGTAGAGTGCAGCAGCCGCGATCCCGGCCGCACTGTCATCGAAGGTCGGGTACGAACCTGTGACCGGAGGCTGGTCGTCGCCGATGTACTGGATGGCGGCATTTACGATATCGAGTGCCGTCATCATCAGTTCAATACGGCAAAGCCGATCCCAACCGTGCCACTGAGCGCATTCGCAGTATCAACATTCTGAATCTTGACCGTAATCGTGCCACTCCCAGGGATGCACGCGGCGATGACGGGGACGCCGTTTGTATGCCATGTCCCGGAATACGCATCGATCGTGCACTGCACCATCGAACTGCCAGTCACCGAACTGTCGTCGATCACATAGTCGGCGGCGAGCGTCGAGGCGGCGGTCGAAAGGGATGAGGTGGTGACAATGCCGCGGGGATCATTGCATGTCTGCGGCGTTGATCCGGACGCGGTGCATAGATTGCCGAGCAATACGATCCCGGTTCCCTTCGGCAGCATCTGGACATTGACATTCGTGTCGGTGCCAGAGGCCGCCCCAAAGACCGCTGATCCGGACCCGCTGGCTGCTGTGGGATAGTCCGCGTGGCCGGCTCCATAAATCGCGAACTCGGTGTAGCCGAAAGTGTGGCTCGTAAAGATTGTGGCGCCGGTCCCGAGCGTATCGAAGTTGATATTGACCGCGCTATCACTCCCGTTCGTGCGAGCCGACAGGGCGATGTTGTCTCCCGTGTATGGGGTGGGCATGTAGAGATAGTTGGTGGCGGCCGAGTCATTGGTTGGCTGCACTCTAAGAGTGTCGCCACCCTCGGAGCCGCCCAGAGAAAGCATCCCGTCTGGGTTCTCAACGATCTGGTCGTAAAGGAAGTTGGTTGGCGATCCGGAGAATCCGTTGCCGATCACTAGCGGGTGGAACTGCCCAACGCCGGATTGCAGCCCGCGGATTTCAAAATCGCCGATCGCGCGGGCGCCAATAAACAAGTTCTCTTCCCACGATCCCGCAACAAGTTGGGCTCGGTAGTTCGTGGCGGTGTCGAAGTCCCAGGTATATTGCGTCATGGAGACGCCGGTTTGTGTACCCGCGCTTGTAGCCAGCGAAAGCGTGGTCGCCGTCGATGAGTTGATGACGTAATCCGTGCCACCGATCACTGCAACAGCCGTTGTTCCGCCCGCGGCGAAAGGAGAGAACTGCTCACCGCTTACCCATGTGCACGTCGAACCGGAGCAGTTGACCACCGAGACGTTTACGTCCGCACCGAAGAAAAAATCGCCATTGCCGCTGGAGAACGTCGGTGTGGAAGCATCGAGATTGGTGAGCGTGACGGAGTTGGCGCCGACATTGACGCTTTGCACGTAGTACCGCAGCCCAAAGCCGCCGCCGTCTGGAACGTAGTAGCCGAACGGTAGCCCGATCCACGCCGGGTTGACGGTCGCGCCACTGCTCAGGACCAGCGTGGCAGAGCCGCTCGCCGCCGCGCGGGCTGTGGCGAATGTGCTGTAAACCTGCCATTGGCCTCCCCGAAGCGGCGTGGAGGGCTGTACGTAGCCCCAGCTACCGTTGCCATACACCGCAAGGTCAAGACCGTTCAGGCCGAGAGCAGTGTTGCATCCTAGGCAGATGCCCGTTCCGAGCTGGTTGCCGAAATTGATTGTGCTGGAACCCTCGCCACAGTCTTTTGCCAGCGTGCCGTTGGAATTGTTCCAGCACATGAGATCGTTGGGCGTGCTGACGGATGGGCCAGCGATGCCGCTCAGCACGAAGGGAAATGGGTAGGCCGTTCCGTTGACGGCGATCTGTAGCGACTCCTGCGGCGCGGTGCCGGCATTGCCATACGCGATGAGGCCGCCACCTTGGGCGTTCGGGTCAAAGCAGATGTAATGATAGCCGCCGGTTGTGATGGGGGCGTCATACCAGCACGCATGGGTTCCCAGTGGGCCGGTTCCACTGTTGGCATTGGGGGAACGTGACACGCCGAGAAGTTCCGACAGGCCAAGGCCAGGCTGCCCTCCGCTGGCCGGTCCGCTGTCCTGAATGACGGCCTGAAAGCTGCCCCCTGGCGAATACATCGGCACATGGCCGCCAACCGGAGGGCCAGCTTGCAGCACGGAACCTTGTGCCCATGCCAACGCGGGCGCCAGGACAAGCGTACAAGCCAACGCGACGAGACGGCGCAGGATCATGGCGGCGTCATTCAGACGGCGGCAGCGTCGCCCGTGGGGGCCGTATCAGCGGAACGCTCGTCGCCTCGGTTACCGGGTTCCGGAGGGGCGTCGCCATCATAGCTACTCGCCGCTTCCAGTCGCGACGCAGAGCGGTACACGTTCAGCGATGGACTGAATACCATCGGTAGCCCGTCATTACCCGTCAGGTCAGTCGGCTCCCAATCCTGCACGTCGGGCGACAGGTCTGGTGGGGGCGCAACATTTGGCATCTGCGGTATCGGCTGCTGTTCCTCCATCCATGCAAGATGCCGCAGCGCAACCTCGCGTACCGGCGTCAGGAAATCGGTCACCAGCGCCTTGAACTCTGTGAATTGGTCGGGGGTCATCTCATCGGTCTCCTGCGCTGGCGGTCCCTGCCCGGGGATATGTGCCGGATTGACGCCAGGGTTCAAGCGGTCAATGTGTGATTGCCAAGCCGGGTCCGGGTCGGCCCCAGCGCCGTAGGGGGCATCGCTCACTATGCAGCTTCCCTCACTCGCGAGTTTTCTAAGTATGCAGCAGCCGCGCGAAGCGTCGCTGGGTCATCACGAAATTGGCCCAACCCATTATTGCATCGCCCACAGAGCAGCCCACGAACGATGCCAGTTCGATGGTCATGGTCAACATGGCACCTTCGGCCGGTCGGTAGTGGATCATGGCAAACCCCACAACGTTCTTCCTGCACGGCCCTCATTCGCTGGTAGTCCTCAAGCAAAATTCCATAGAGGCGCTTTAGCCCGTATGGCAACATATAGCGGCGCTTCGCTTCGCGCTGCTCGTACGTCGCCGCTGCGCGGCTTTTTCTGGCAGCCATAGCGCCGCATGCTTTGCAGGAGGGCTGTAGGCCGTCACCCCTCCCGATGGCTGGCGAGAAGGCGGAGTATGGTTGGTAGCGCCGGCACTTTGAGCAGAGACGCACATTGACCCCGTCGATCTGCTTACGCAACTCTGCGTCTCGGTCAAGAAGCGCCCGCCCTCTGGCAACGCGAGCCTCGGCGGCTCGGAGGCGTCTAGCCTCCGTGTTGCGCTCTTTCGCGGCAGCGCGGTTTGCTCGATGCCGGTCAGCATTCCGTTCCTTGTACGCCTCCCTGGACCGTTTGACGCTTCCGGCATTCGCCACTGCCCACTGTCGGCCATACTCCAACAGGCAAGTGCGACATCTCGCCGTCAAGCCGTCGCGCACACGAGGCTCTGGAAGGAACTCATCTGGCGCTTTCGTCTGACCGCAACTCTTGCAAGTCTTCATCGTTTCGTCCTCTACTGCGAGGACTGGTCATGCGCCTCCTCGTCTTCGTCTTCAACCACCATCCCGTCTGTGATCTGAAGCACCAGCGACTTGCCGCCATAAGAGGTGTCGTCCACCGAGACCACTTCCGCTGCGCCCATCAGGTGCAGGATGTGCCCGCGCTCGGCAGATCCTTCCTCCAGGTCCAACCGCTCGTGGTCATTCTCATCAAGGCAGATTGTCGGCCGATCCTGGTCCGGCAACTCCACGAACTCTCCGTCATCGAGCGAAACCATCATCAGCTCAAGCTCGACGCGGCAGCCGTCCGTGCGGAGGCTGACACTACTTACACGGGCGAAGGCGGCGAACTCCACGGTTGCGCCAGGCCGAGCGCCGTCGATCCCGAAATCCTCGAACGACTGCTCGCGGATCGTAAAACGAAGACCGGGCGGGTATTCCGGCAAGTCTTCGTCAGTCGTGATGCCGGCGCGGGCCTGCGCCATGTCATGCAGTTCATCGTCCGAGAGGGCGAGACTGCGGAACTCCCGGAATTGCGCCACGGCCCTATACCCCGGCGCCCTGCGGACCCTCGGGAGCCGCTGCGCCACCAGGACCGGCCGGCGTCGCGCCTTCGACCGCAGCCGCAGCATCCGGGGCGCCAGCCATCTCCGCTTCGTGTCTGGCGTGCATCATTGCGGTCTCGTTTTCATGCCGATGATGGAGCAGCCCCATTTCTTCGTGATGGGTATGATGGAGGGCGCGTTTCTCGTGTTCGTGCCGGCGATGAACAGCCATCATCTCGGCGTGCGACCTGATGCCCATCCGTTCTTCGGTGTGGCGCTTCGCCATGTCGCGGTGGGCTTCGCGATGCCGCATGTGCATGTCGCGGCGCTCGCCTTCCTGCCTCTTCTCGCGTTCGGCGTGCTCGTCGTTGTGCCGTTCCAGCATCGCCTTCATGCCTTCGGACTCGCGACCGCGACCGCGGGCCTCGCGACGCTCATGGCGATCCTCGCCCCGGCGTTCCTCGCGGCGCTCTTCCCGGCGCGGTTCGGTCGGCTTCTCGCGACCGCCTTCCTGGCCCGGCTTTTCCTCACGCTTCTCGCCGGGCCTTTCCTTGGCATAACGCCGCTGGGCCGCGCTCATCATTCCATCGGGCATCGGTTCTATCCTTCACTTGTGGCCGGCGTAGCGACGATCGGCGGCTCGGGGCTTGCTGCTGCCGTGATGCCATCCTGCCATCGTCTGGGCGCGGATCGCGTCACGGCGAATTTCGGGGTTCTTGGAATGCGTCGCCGCCTCAATGCGTGCGGCGCCAATCGGCTGATCGACTGGAACACCAAGCTCGCGGTGGAGCTTTCCCTTCTGCCCCCCTGGATGGAAATCCTTCTTGGGAACATACCTGTGCGCCCGCGCCATCGTTGGCCTCCGTGCTGCGTCTTGAATTGTCAGGGATGGCATCGTATTCTCTCTGCTGCGGCGGCGGGCCGGTTATCCCAAGTGGGAACTCCACATTAAGGGCAGACCCGGAGCGCCATCATGTCTTCCGCCGACGATACCGGCGGTCTGCGGCACTCTCGACTTTCTCATCGTGCTTGCGCTGCATCTCGGCGCCCTTGGCGGTCTCGGCAGACCCCTTCATTGCGCCAATGTTATTGAGCGTGCCGAACGTGTACCGCGCCGCCGCTTTGCCCTTGAGACCCTTCGCCGCAGCCTCACGCTCCAGTTTATTTTCAAGAAATGCAGGCATTTGCGCGACCCTCCGCAATGCCCTCAGTGATCCATGCCATCACGTCTGGGTTATCATGCCACACAGTGGCCAGCCCAGTTGACATGATGCTTACCGTTTTCTCCTCGGCCGCATCATCGTCACGACACCACATAACGCAGATGCAGTGCATGATTTCATGCAGAAGAGTTTCTGCGGCCTGCAAGGCGCCGTGTGTTGTATCGACACGAATGACCCGTGGTCCGTGTGCAACCTCGCCGTAGCGGTTGGCCGAAGTGGCGTGCTTGGTCGGCCAATCCTCGATCGTGTACGTCCGGTAGCCAACGCGCACCGAAGTGGGAATGGGGCGCATCAGTCGAACAACTGCTCGATCGCAACGCCGCCGTAGGCTCCTTCGTGGATGCGGTCCATCGCGCCGAGAAACGTCATCGCGCTCAGGCGCAGAGGCATCGCCGGATTGAATTGCGCGGTCACGCGCAACTGCTGGTGTTCGACGCATACCGCGCACTCGCACTCCCACGTTCCGCAGAACGTCGGGCGCCGTGCGGCCGTCAGCTTGCGGGCTTTGCGCGCCACGCCTCTTCCTCAGCGCGGATTTCGTCCATCCGGCGCTTGATCGTCTTCACGTCGTCGGCCGCCATGACGGGTGGTGTGTCGGCGCTCCTTGCCTCGGGGAGAGCGCCGACCGGAACGTGGTCCATCAGAACCGCGCCGAGAACGCGATCTTGCCGCCGCCGGTCGAGTTGCCCGACTCCAGGTATCCAAACCCGCCTTCTGCGACCGATGACGATGTGGCAGTGAGGCTTGCACCATAAAGCGTCGCGCCGTTGGTCGGGATGACAAGGCCGCTCACTGCTTCCGCTGCCGCAGTCGAGGTCGCGGTCATCGCGATTGTGCCGGCGGTGTAGGAAAGCGTCGGCACTTTGAACATGGCCACAGGGAACTGCATGAAGCAATTCGCCACCGTGTTGGTCGAGGTGCCTTGGCAGGTGCCGTAAACGCCTGCAACACCAGCGCCGGATGCAGGCTCGTTCTGACGCCAGTAAAATGACAACTCCAGCGCGGTTTCTACCGCGATCGGACGCCGCAAAAAGGATTTTGCGCGGCGGTCATTGGGTGAGAGTGCACCACCCGTTGTGCCTGCGACCGTGGCCAAGGCCGAGTTCGGCGTCATCTGCGCGCCAGTGAACTCGAAATAATCGTTGCTCGGGGAAGCGCCGACCGGCGTCCAACACCAGGCCGCGCCCATCTCGGTTGTGGTTGACGCCACCGGGAAGGCAACGCTGTAGCGGCCAAAGCTTGTGCTGATCGGCACGTTGACAGAATTGACCACCGCGCCGGCCCACGCTGTGCCGCTGAGCGCGCCGTTGACCGTCTTGGCGAAGTTCGCCGCGCTGTCGTTTGTGCCAGTGCCCTGCACCTGGACAAACGTCAGATTGGACGATGCCGCGGAAAACCCGGCGCCAGCGAGGGCGTGGGCGTCCACCTCCAGCGTCTGACCTTGGTAGCGGGTAACGTTGGCCGACGGAATGATCGTGCCGACACAGGCCTGAATGACACCGGAGCCGGTACGAGTGATCCGCAGGGATGCTGTATAGCCGGGTGGGATATCGGCTGCGCCGGTTTCCTGCGCGCCGCCGATCGTCGTGCTGGTGCCGGAGAATGCGAAAAACTGATCAGCCACATAGGTGGCCGTCGTCGTGATCGTGCCGACTGACGTTCCGTCCTGGAACAAGTTCTGTCCGAAGTCGCCACCGACCACGTCGTTCTCATCATTGTTGCCCGGCTGCGTCGCGGCGTAGTTGCCGAGCAGAAGCGCGTTGGCGTACTGGCTGGCCGGCTGCGGGACGCCGTTCGGAATGTCCTGGAACAGGTCAGCCGGCCCGATATTCTGCACCTGAGAAGGCGTCGGGAGTTGCCCGAAGGCAACGCCCCCGGCCAGGATCAGCCAAGCCGCGCCGAGCGAGAGGTTCTTCATGGGATGGGGTTCTCCGTGATGGCTCAGTTGATGTTCGCCGCAGTCAGGAACTCGGTTGATGCGCCGCCGCCGTTCGTCACCGCGGCCGAGAAGGTGAGCGTCAGGTAGGATCCCGGGACCAGCGACGTGCCAGTGATCGTGAAGGTCTGCGCGGTTGCGGTCGTGATCGGACAGGTCTGTGCCGATGTAGCGATGAGCGTCGATCCCTGCGTGCCGAGAACCGGATCGTTGAGATAGGCCGCCGCAGCCATTGTATGGACCGAGGCCGTCGAGGACGAGTTCGTGTAATAGCAGGCAACCTTCAGCGTTATGTTGGTTCCGGCGATATAGTTCGCCGGCAACACGATGTCGTAGGAAGCAACGTTGGAGGTCGAGCCGGATGAGGTCGCTGTGCCGGTCAGGTAGTTCCCGGTGGCGGGAGTATAGACGAGGCCCCAGTTCGTGCTTGACGCCGAGCCGGTCATCTGAAGGCCGGCGACGGTCTTCATGTTGACCAGCGGCAGCGGAGTCACCGTCATGCCGGTCGTTGAACTGACGGTGCCGCCCGTCATCTGGAAGGTGGCGTTGCCGCCCTGATCCGGCACGGTGTAGGTGCGCGCGCCAGCCTGGGCGGCGGTGTTGATGTTGGTGGTTGTGTTGCCGCTGTTGGCCGTCGCAGTGAAAGTCGTCTTACCGGTCGTCGTCGTGCCGGGAAACACCGCGACTGTGCCGGCAGTGCCGGTGGCGAGGCCGGCATTGAGCGTGGTCGCTTCGATCGAGGTCAGGCCGGATGGGGTCGCCGTGAATGCCGGATCGGCGCCCGACGTGCCGGCCAGTATGGTGCCAGTTGCGCCAACGCTCGCTGCCACAATCGGGGTAGCGCCTTCTCCGATCAGGACACCATGTGCGGTGAACGTCGCCGCGCCGGTACCTCCTTCAGGCACCGTGAGCGGCGTGCCGAGCAGCCCGCCACCACCAGCCATGATCTGCCAGTTCGTGCCGTCCGAATAGATGCGGACGCCCCTGTTCTGATCGAGAACCAGCGTGGAAGCGCCGTTGATGGTCGAAGTCGTCGGCGTGATCGTGACGGCGCCGCTGTTCAGATTCTCAGCGTCAAGCCATTTCCCCGCCTCAAATCCAGCCGTACCAGCCTGTGGCAGCGAGACCGCCACTGCGCCTGTGTTGCTGAACGTGACCAGTTTGCCCATGTCGCCGGTCGGCGCGGCCCCAGATTGGGGAATGCCAGTCGTGCCGAGGACCGTGTAGCTGGTCCCCGTCTGAGCGTTGACGCCCTGCGACGTTGCATGCACCAGACCCGAGGTGAAGCTGGCGCCGGTCGGATTGAGCTGATCGGCGATGCCTTCGCTGCCGCTTAGAGTGGTGTAGTACTGGAGTCCTTGGCTGTGCGCGCCGGCAACGCCAATGACAGCGAGCAGCCCAATAGCGCCGAGCAGTTTGGTGCGGAACTTCATGTGCTGTGCCTCATCGGGGAGCGATGCCCCACGCCAACGGCGCCGGGCTAGTGGTTGAGAAGCGATAGTTGATCGTGCCGGACGAGTAGGCGGTGCAATGCCAGCGATACAAAACGCCGGATTCCGGCTCACTCACGACGAACGAGATGTCCTGGCCGGTGCCGGAACTTTGGTAGATCGCCTGCTGGCCAGCTCCTCCGACGCCACACACCAGCCACGTCGTGCCGCCGTCAAACGACCGTTCAAGCTGGATCGTCGCGTTCCAGTTGCCGTTCGGGCCGCCGCTCGCCCACAGCAGGGCGTTGAATGATCCCCACGCGGAGAAGACTGAGGATACACCTGTTCCAGCAAACGCTGGATTGGCGCCATTCAGCCCTGATTGGACAACGGCGTTTGCGAGATCGTTCGCGGCCGGCGTCTGGATGTTGGCGACTGGAACGCCCATGCGTCAGAGCGCCGCGCCAGCGTCAGCAAGCGCCGCCCCGCGAACCGGATGCGGTCCTGTACGTGGCCCGATGCTGTGCTGCGCCAGCCCTGGACCGTCCGTGACGATGCCGTGGCCGAAGCCGCCACGGGTCACCTTCACCACCGTACCCACAATCCCATCCGGTTGGCGTTCGGCGATGCCCATCTCCGAAACACGGGACGCCATCGGGCGCCGCTGGCCGCGCGCAGACAAGAGCGACGCCAGTTCCGGCAGCGGCGAGCCTGGTGCGCTCGGCTTCATCATCTGTTGTGCCTTGTCCGCCAGTTGCTCTGGCGTCGGGGCGCCTTCGTTGCCGAGATAGGTCCAGGCCAACTCGCAAAGCCGGTTGGCGATATCGTTGCGCGGCTCCATGTAGATGCCAGGAACGCCAAACCAGCGAATGGTTTCGCCCCGCACATACACCTCGTTGCCGACTTCACCCGGACCATAGAAATCCTCGCCCAGCCAGTAGATCGGGGTTTCCCGCTCGGCCTCGTATTGGTTTTTCCGCTCGATCGCCGCCGCGTAGCGTCGTGACACCTCGATCAACTGGCTCTGCAATTCGACCCACGCCGCCGCGCGCTTCTCGACCTCTTCGGCCGGGATCGGCTTCACGTGGCCGGGGATTTGCTCCACCGTCGCCGCGGTACTGCGATTGATGGCAGTGGCCATTTCCTGCGCCAGCACGCGTATGGCAGCGATGAAATCAACGCCGGTCGGCGCCGTCTGGGGTGAGGCTGCGAGTTCGGTGACGCGTTGTTGCACCAACTGATCAATGGCCGTGGCGATGACTGGATCAGCCATAGCCGCTGTGATGCGCGCAGCCTCTTCCGCCTTACGCTCTGCTTCGGTCTCTTCGCCGACGCCAAGCTCTTCGTCGCTCGGAGTCCAACCATCATTGTCCTGCTCGCTGCCGGCCGGACCGCTCAGCGTGAGGCGTGGGTTACGTGCCATTACGTTATCCTTGTGATATTGCGCAGTTCCGGGCCTTTCCCGCGTACGGTTGCCGGGAGACTGGGTTTCCGCACACCGCCGCCTCCAAGCCCTACGGGCAGCGACGGATAGCGAGGCCCGGACTCGAAGCCGCCTGCGTGCGGCTCTCAGGTGTCTCCCACCCGTAAGCGGGATCAGTAACCGGCGGGATACGCAGGGGTGTCGTCGCGGCCCGTGACGATGTTCGCGATCGCGATCGTGCCCGCGCTGAAGCTCGAACCACCGACATTCAAAAGGTAGTTCAGCCGCAGATAGCGGGGGAACGCAGCGCCGGGATACCGCGGCGGGATGGCCATCTCGGCGATCTTGGCGCCCGCCGTCAGAACCGACGCCGGCAGATCATCGGTCTGCAGCACGGTCTTCCAGGCGGCAGGCGTGTACCCAGGGGCGCCGCTGTCCACCGATTCCTGGAACTGCACCCGGAGCGTGGCGCCTGCCACGGCAACGAACGCCGTGCCGACGATGACTTGCAGAACCGGCGGGCTTGCCCCGTCGCCGATGCCGGGGTCTTCCCCGAACACCGCATCCTGCACGCCAAAGTAGTTCGGGGGCGCCTGCCCGACCCCGACTCCCATCAGGTCGATGGTCTCCGAGGACGGCTGCCCCGGCGCCGCGATGGCGAGGGAGACGTTGCTGTCAAAGATGAGCTGTGCGTCATTGATCGCCACGGCATTACCCTTTCAGGTCGGGAAGAAAAGCGATATGCACCCGGTTGTTATGGGCGCAGGGGTTAGGGGCTCGATCCAACGGGACTTCGGCCACACCTTCTTTTCGTGGACGGGATGAGCCGAGCAGTCGTTGTCGGAATCAGGTGACCTGCGTTTCGGTGGACAGAATCTGGTCTTGCGTGCGCATCGGAATGCCGCGGAACGACGTGACCGGCTCGCCAGCGTAGTCCCTCGGGCCGAGCAACACGTTGCGGTCACGTATCGCTTGCACATCAGCAAAGCCGCCGACAGTGCGGTTGAAGTAGATGGCCGGCCGTACCGTCATCCCGCGCTCATTGCGAGCGTCGGTCTCGGTGATGCCGCTTTGCCCGCGCGCCATCTTCGGCAAGCGCTTCACCGCCTTGGACAGCCCGACGAAGATGTCATACGCATTCGGGCCAGCCAGACCGCCAGCCGCTGCGTTGGTCACGTCCAGGTTGGCGATGCGGACGCCCCAGCGCCAGTCTTCGACGCACAGCCCAGCCATCTGCCGGAACCATGTGATCTTGGCGCGGTACGGATTGCCCAGGCTGTCGTAGGCCAGCACAACTTCATCGAGCGGCTGCAGCTCAACGCCGGCTTTCATGCCGCGCGGGAAGACGCCATAGATCGAGCGCGGCGACCAACCAATCAGCCAGATCGACGAATTGTTAGTGGACCGTCCGCCGCCGTCGAACACGTTGACTGCGTTCGCGGCCGTCGAGGTTTCCAGCGTGTTGTAGTAGTTCGAGAGGCCGGTGAACGATGCTGGGTTGGTCTGGCCGTTACCATAGAAGAACTGGCCAGCCACAGTCTGGCTGGCGCCTTCCAGGATGGCGTTGTCTTCATCGTAGCGGAACTGGTTTTGATCCGGCGCCATTTCGACCAGCTTGAGATCAATGGTCGAGTTCATTTCCAGGTCGCCGCAGTTGGTGCGACCCTGCGCCGTGGTGGACTTGCTGCCCGGCACACCCTGGCCGATGAAGCGCCACCAGCCCTTCGGGATGGAGGTCCGCATCGTATAGACGTGCCCGGTGTTGGTGTTGCCTTCTTTCCAGACGAGATCATCGTAAATCTCGTTGGCCTGGGAAAGCAGTTCGGCAATGTCCGCCGCCTCACCGTCAGGGTCGGTGCGCCGCGCGAGATCGACAAGCGTCAGGTATTGGCCGGTGGCCATCGTTCAAGCTCCTTCTCTATGCTCGGGTGCCGCTGTAACGGCGGTCGGCAGGTCGCCCGGCGGCACCAGGCGCACGGGCAGGTTGGGCAGGTGGCGGCGCGGCCGGTTCACGCAGCCGTCTCATCGCGGCATCCCAGCTATTGGTTCCGGTCAACTGGTAGATTTGCTCGAAGCGGCGGCCGACCTCCGCCAGCGCGCGGGCCAGCATGGGGTGGTCGCCGATCTTGGTGTCGTTCAGCGCGCCGAACAGACGGTCACGATCGGCTTGCTTGGGCAGCACGTCGGACCAAACCGCGCGGGCACGCTCTATGTTGGTGTTGAGCTGGTTGCCGAATGTCTTCTCGACCTCGGCAACCCATTTCCTGGACTCGGCGTTCCAGTAGTCCGTGGCCGCAGTGGTGAACTGCTTAACCGCCGCTTGCTGCTGTTCGGCATGAATGTCGATCAGCCTTTGCGCCTGCTCCTGGGTTAGGCCGAACTCGCCGAACACCTTGGTTGCGGCGGTCATAGCTTCGGGGGCGACCTTCACACCGTCCGGGAACTTGAAATCGGTGTAGGTCGGCGGTTCCGGCTTCGGCGGCTCTGCGACCGGTTCGGCAGCCTCCGGCGCCTTCTCCAGTTCGGCTGCGGCCGGATCCTGGACCGTGGCGGGCGCAGGCTCTCCTGCGGCTGCGGCCGGCTCCGGCTCGGGGGATGGGGCTGCCGGTTCGGCGACCGGCTCTGGGGTGGCTGCGGGCGTTACCTCGGTGGCCGGCGCAGCGACAGGCTCGGGCGCCGGTGCAGCGGCTGCGGGAGCCGGTTCCGACGCTGGCGCGGGCGTTTCTGCTGCGGTAGAACTGTCGGACATGAAACCTCAAGGTGTGGACATGGACGCAGAGCCGCCCCGCAACATGGAACTGGTCGCGACGAGCAAAGTGCCGATCATCTCAATGGTCGTGTTCAAGGACCGGCTGTTCGTCGCCACAAGCGAAGGCGTCTTCGAGCGTGGTGACGATGGGGCATTCCATGAGATGCAATTCGTGCCGCGGAACGCAGTCGCGACAGAACGTCAGACCGCCCCGCTGGCGGTTTACGCACCGCACATCTCGTTAGACGACCGAAACAGCAACGGAGCGGTCGTGTCGGTGCGGACTGTGCTGCCGCGCAACATCATGGATGGCGTAGCGCCCGCTGAACGGTCCGCGTTGCCGCTGAGGGAAGGGGGCGATCATGAGCGACGCCGGTTACAGATGACGACCTACCGACCCGCATCGCGTCAAACGCGGAGCGTGGCATGACGCTTGAACTTCCCTAGTGCCGCAGGGAGAGCAAATCATGAGCGAGCGCACCTACACCGGTCAAGCGATGGTCGAAGCGGATCGGCGCGAACGGGAATCCGAGGATGCGGCGTTCCGCTACTCGGTTGAAGCGGCAGGATGGTATTTCTGCACTCCAGCCGGAGTGCCGTTCCCTACGATGGAGTTGCCGGGGACCGCGCGCCCTATCTGATCTTCGCCGCGACCAGAGTCTCACATTCATCTGGCACGACAGCAGGGCAGAACTCCTGGCCGAACACCCGCAGGCACTCCGCGTCTTCGCTGTCCCGAATGGAGGCGAGCGCCGCATCGACCTGACTGACACGCTCGCCGAACGACCAGCAGTCGTGATCCAACACGATGAACCGCGTCGTCAGCAGCCCGTTGAGGCAGCCTTCGTCCACCTTGATGATCGTTCTCACGCATTCCTCCGCAGTCTCGAAGCCACGACTGGATCGGCGTCGTCCAACTGCTCCCAAATCCACCAGCCGCAGCGTTGCTCGCCGGCCAGAAGCATTGTGCCCATCGGATCGGGCGCCATGCCGTTCACCGATGCCATGCGGGCCTCGAACGTGTGGAACCGGTCCAGCATCTCCTTGAGCCACTTCCGGCCTTCGGGATGCTGCATGGTCTGCATCAGGAACGCTCGGCGTTGCTGTCTGGCGCGTTCGTGTTCGCGGTTCTGTTCCTCGCGAGCGGCAGCCGCACCTGGATCGAGGACGTCTTCGATAGCGGCATCAGCAGCCGCGACGCGGGAGGCGTAGGGATAGTCACTCAAGCGATGCGCGCCTCGTCGCTCCGCAGTTCATCAATCACACGGATAGGGACGCCACTGAACCGCTCAACGTGCTTCGACACATCGTCCTTCAGCCGATTTTCCACGTCCTTTGTGACATAGAACATTGGCCGCAGGTTCTCATCGCAGGTCAGGCGCGGCAGACGGATACTCGCCATCGCCATCATTGCCAGCGCATTGAAGTTCGGCGAAACAGCGTCGATGTTCGCGATTCGCACCACATAGCGCCAGTCCGCAACCGCAATGCCGCATTCGCCTTCGAGGGAAGGTGGATCCCCATCTGGCGAGACCATGAATACCGTGCGCGGTCCCCACCCGATCAACCACGCGGAACATAGGTTGCTCGTGCCACCAGCATCCAGGACATTCACCGCATTGGCGGCGTCGCCCGGATCGCGGCTAGCAAACATAGGCGCGAGGCCCATCATCTCGGTCAGCGGCTGACCCGCGACGCTCTGAGCGACGGGGTTGCCGTAGATTACCTGCCGCAGCACGTCTTTTGCTGGTGCGCTGAGCGCAAGCACACCTGACATCATCCGTATAGGCGACGATGTGGCAAGGACATTGTACTTGTGCCAGCGCCGCTGGTTGGCCGCTTCCCACGGCGCGTCAAAGAACCACGCCAGTTCAGTGGGCCGACCCGGGTCACTCAGCCATCGTGCGGTCATGGCACGATAATCCGTCCATCCATTTTGCCGCCACGCAGGTAGGGCGGCAGGATCAGCAGCGGCGAAGTGCTCATGCTGGTCAGCCCCGTCGCAGTCGTGGCCAGCCGCCCGACCTGCGGCATCCCAGCCTCGAATACCTCAGCCAACTTCCCGAACAGCAGCCATTTCCCCTCGTGCCGCAGCGCCGTCACCTTCCGCGATACCGCGTGATAGTGGTGCCCAAGCTGCAACCACGTGAAGTCGTCGCCGCGCTCATGTGCCATCTGACGGCAGGTGCCTTCCAGCCGCTTGCAGGTCTGCAGAAGCCGCAGGTAGGTGCGATGCCGCGGCGAGACCTCGACGGCCTGGCGCTGAAGTGTGCGGCACATCTCGGCGGCTTGCGTCAGGTCTTCCTTGTGGCGCGTGAGGAACTCGGTTTCGCGAGACATCAGGCAACCCTCGCCTCATCAAAACGCAGTTCGTCGGCGATACGCACCGGATAGTCATCCAGCGGCTCTGTACTGCCACGGGCCGCCGCTACCGTGCGGTTCATGTAAAATGTCGGCCTTCCTTTTGTATCGCCGAGCATGCCCAGAGCCGCTCTCATCAACTGATCCAGCCGCGCTCCCACGACACCAGCTAGGTTTGCGATACGCACTACGCTTTGTGCCCTCTGAGGAATTATCGCCAACGAAACTTCCGACGCTTCTGTGTAAACAACCTCTCGGGCGCCCGTTGCATCCCGCTCTCCCACTTGAAGACCGAGATCGTGGCGCATGAGGCCAGCCATACTGCCTTTTGGATAGGCGATATAAAGTTCCTCCTGGTGCCATGAGAGCAGCCAGATCGACGAGCCGCCGTCACCACCGCCGTCAACCACGTTTCCTTGGGGTGACTCGCAAAAGGCCGATAGCCCGATGCAACTGCATGGGTCCGCCTGCGGGCTACCATAGAAAATGTCCGTGGCAACAGTTTGCCCCAGAGCTTCATGGTCGGCCCCGAGCTCGGCCATCCTGCATTGCGCAGCGTCATCGCTCATGCGAACGATCCATTCCGGTATTTCGGAGAGCGCGAGCCTCCTTCCCACCCCGAGCCTACTGCGGGCGCCGCCTCCCCCATATCGTTCGAAGATGTGGCCGCTCATAGCATTGCCCTCAATCCAGGGCGCATCGGCCAACACATCAGCGGCCTGGTCAAGATGGCCTGCGAAATCCCGGATTGCTTGCGGCACGTTGCCACCAAGAGCGGCGGCGCACCCGTAGAGTGCACGGCGCTCCCACGGATCGTCCTGTTTGCTTTCGCGGCTCATCGCCGGCTTGCCTCCCAATCCCGCTGGAACTGGTCGAAATCGGCGTGGATCACCGTCGTCTGGCCGCCATGCTGCACCGCGACCACGTTAGACACCGGATCAACCATCGGCGGCACGTATGGCACCGGATAGGCGCCCGTCACGTGCGCGAGATCAATCTCGGCGTTCCTGGGCCACATCAGCATCGCCTCAGACCCGGCGTCGCGTTGCAGAACCTGGGGATGGGCGGGATAGGATTTGATCACCGTGCCCCCTGCAACATGGCCCCCAGGGCGTTCCCCGGATTGAGACTGGTCTGCGACAACTGCTGCGCTCCCGCCACGGCTGCTTGCGCGGTCTGTGCCTGCTGCTGCGCCGACACGGCCTGCTGGCGTGCCGCCCTGATCCTCCGCACGTCCGCCGCCGCCCTGATAATCCGGGACGGTGCGCCGCGCAAGGATGCCGCTTCTCGCACGGCTTCGTCGGCATCCAGCACGTCGCCGCTCTCAGCGAACCGCGGATCGGGCGCCAGCGATTGGGCGAAGGCAAACGTCCGTTCGATCGAGCCGACCGCCCCGGCCCGCTGCGCCAGGGTCAGCATCGAGATGAACTCGATCTGCAACGGCAGCCGGCGCATCGATTGCGGAATCTTCGGCCACAGCCCGCGGCGCCGCAAGATGGCCAGTTGCCGGTTGATCCGTGGGCGGATGCCGTAGCGATAGACGCGGCCGATCACCGGCCCGAGTTGCATCAGACGTTCTTCCCGAAGCGCGTCGATCTCGGTTGCCGTCTTCTGGCCTGGGCGTTGTGACAGTTCCTGGATCATCCGAAACAGGTCGGCGTGCATGCCGCGATGGATGCGCTCCTGCACGGCGGCGATCGAGGCGTTGATGCCAACCAAGGCGCGCGCATCGACCTCGAATATCGGCTTGAACTGCGGCGCGGAAGTGGTCGCATCGTAATACGTGATCTGGTCGGGCTTGATCGAGTGCGGTTCGTTCTTGAGCGAGACCGGCGCCGTCATCGGGGGCCGACCGATCTTCTCCACCAGTTCGGCCTGCCGCGCCGTGAGGATTTGCAGTTCGATCGTGTCGCCAAGCACCGTCGATCCCGGCCCGTGGCCGTAGGGGTCGTTGGACACACGATGCCACTGCGAGGCAGCAAAGGGCTTCTCCTGAAAGCCCGCGATGCTCAGCGGCGCGGTGTCGGATTTGCCGACGATCCAGTACACCTCGCGCCACGTGAAATGGCCCGGCAACCTGCCAACGGACCCACCGTTACCGTCCGACAGCGCGAAATTCGGCTCGATGGCATGTCCGACGATGCGCTCCTGTTCCAGCGCGCCACCTTTCTGGACGAACTGCTGGCGAATATCGAGCGGGCAGTTGTCCAGCCCGAACATCTCAACGATCTGCGCAACCGTCCGGCGTTCCTCGACGAAAAGCGACTGGTCCTCGTTGCCGGCACCGCTCGCGAGGCAGAACTCGCCGGCACACGGATTCCGGCAGACGAAGATGTTGTCGGCATCGTCATAGTCGATCGCCACGCCGGTTCCGAAGAACGTCAGGTCCTCATAGAACTGGTTCAGGCTCTCGTAAAAGTTGGTCTCATCCTGCACGAAGCGGAGCCGTTCGGTCAGGTCATCGAAGAACATCTGCCCGTCGCGATCGACCTCGACGCCGGCCGGCGCGCCCAGCTTGATCCACTCCCGATCGGGGTCCGTGCAGACCGTCATGATGCCGCCGGCACAGGTCTCACCATCCTGCGTCGCGGTGTTGTCGAGGATGGCACCGTCGCGGCGCGTGCCCCTGTTGTAGTCGTTCTCCGTCAAAAACGCGTGGTACCGCCTCGGAAGCTCGAACCGGGCGATATCTCCCCACAGCCGCCACCATGACAGCCGCCACGTCTTTTCGGCCGCGAGCCGCGCTTCCAGATGGCGGTAGAGGTCGGGCCAACCCAGCCACGACGGAGCAACGGGCGCCGGCGCGCTGTCGTTTGCCGGCTGCATCCCCAGCATCGTTGGGGATGACTGGAAATAGAACGGTTGTGCCGGATCGAGACCGTTGCCGCGGGCGTAGCGGCGTTGGGCAGCAGATTCAGGCATTCGTCGGGCGCCATGATAGACCGCGGTCGATCGCGTAGGCCGTCAGCATGGCCTTCACGGTCATCTCATGCTCCTCGATCTTTCCGTACACCCGACCCAACCACCGCTCGTACTGCACCGCATGAAACAGGTCGCGAAGGGAGTCGAAAAGACAGACGGATTCGGTCACGCTATTGGCCAAGAAGGGTCTTCAGCGACGTGCTCGGCTGTGCGGCCCCCTGTGCGCCGGTCAGCAACGTGCCCCCGAATCCGGCCCCTGCCGCCGCTGCTGCCTGCTGCGCCGTGCTGGACGCCACTTGGCTGATCGCAGGCGACGCTGGCGTGGGAGGCGGCGGAGGCGGCGGTGGCACGGGAGGCGGCGATGCGCCGAGGCCGAGAACGCTCATCGCAATCCGTATCCATCGGAATCGAGTGCGGCGCGGGGGGACCATTCCTGTTTCGGCTTCCCGACCAGACCGCGCACCAGTTCTGGCGGTCGGAATGCCGCGATATCAAGGCCGCTCATGCAGATGTAGCGACAATCGTCCATGAGGTGGTCGCTGTCCTTCACGATGTGGCCTTTTTCATCGCGCCTGTAGATACGATACTCCGCGAGGAAGTTCTGCAGCGTCGCGAAGACCTTCAGGCGTCCCGTTGAAAACCGCGTCCACACCTCGTAAATGCCCGCTTCGACGGCATTGTTCGCGGCGGTTAGCCTTAGCCCAAGCTCCTGATAGGTCGTCATCAGGGCGGCGCCGTCCTTCTGGCTGCGTCCGCGCGCCGCTGGGTCGATTACTCCAGGTATCCACGCGCCACGCGCCTTGATCGCCTCAGCGTGGATCGGCGGCTCGGCGTGCGCTCGATAGTGCTCGCTCACGAGATAGGCTGTGTCGGTCTCTGTGTCGTGAGCGGCCCATAGCGCAGCAGTGCGGTTCCAGCCGACATCCAGGGCGTAGCAGATAGGCCAATAGTGCGGCACTTTGAACGGCTGCACGACGACTTCGCTTTCCGGCACGGGGTAAATCGCGCCCGCCCCGAGCGAAGGGATGCCGCGCATGCGGGCGTCCCGTTCATTCGGTGGATACGAGCGCGCAAGCTCCTCCGTGGCGTCTGGCGAAAGGTGCGGTGAGTCGGCCCATCCGGCTTGTACTACGTATCTCGTGATGTTCCACCTCCCGCGAGGTAGTCAGCCATTGCGTGAAGCAGTTCTTTTGAGTCGCTGACCTGCCCTAAAACTGTGTTGCAGCGGCGACAGAGGATGGCACGAACCTTCGTTTACCGAACAAGAAGCGCGCAGCGCGTACGCTCGTGGCGATGTGGCGTTGAGCCTCAAGGCGCTCCCCTGCGTGGGGCAGACGGGGACCGTCGAGTACCTAGCAATTAAGTTCGCGCACCGGAATGGCGCTTTGACGACGGTTCTCCTTGATCTTTTTGCGGCGGCTGCAATGCGGGCCGCGATTGACTCATTGGATCAAATTGCATGGGACGGAAATGCTCTCCGTCCGAGGCAGACGGAACATTAGGCAGAAGCGCGGCTGCTATATCGGCGCGCACACTCTCTCTTATTCGCTTGGCTAGCCGTTCTACGGCAGAAGGCTGGGTGGGGCACATCGGGGAGATATACCGCACCTACCTAGGGTAGAACAACCCGCATTTACCATCCCCACGCCTGTTTGCGGACCTCTTCCGTTGCGGGGTATGCACCGCCAGGCAGGAACTGCAGAACCACGTCGCTCAGTCCTTGGAGTGGCGTGAAACTGAAGACCAGAATACCGTTACGCCGCCCGGGCACCGTCGAGAGCGTGCGGGTCAGCGCCTCGGTGTAGATCGCCATCGGCGGCTCTTCGTCCAGGTGGACGACATCGACCTCGGCGGCCTGGAACGATTCACGCCCTTGTTCGTATGCCTTGAACACCAGGCGCGACAATCCGCCGAACTGGTTGCGAACGAGTGCAAAGTCGATTGCGTCCGCCGTGCCGCTTCGTGCGAAGGTCCGCAGAAGCCGGTCGCGGGGGATGATCCCAGTCCCTCGCGCTTCGGCCGGCCCAATCAATGCAGGCTGCAGCTTTTCGCGCACTGCCTTGGCATCTGTGCCGCAGGCCCAGCATGTGATCGGGCGATCGAAGCGCCTGCCTTCCCACCACTCCGGATAATCACCGGTCAGGTGCAGTACATCCTCGTATGATACGCACGTGGTCTTACCGGTCCGATTCCCTGCAACGAACGCCCGTTCGTCATGCACCGCGCCCGCGCGCCAGAACTCCAGGTGCTTGATGTAGAGTTCGCGGCGTAGAGGCCCCGTGTGGGGATAGAGTGTGTCGATGAACCGGCCGCGCTCGGCCTCAGTGATGCTGCGGCGCAGCGCCTCCCGCATCGTCGCCCGCGTCGTCGGGGAGAGCGTCGAGAGCCGCCGCAATAGCTCGCTGTTGGTCGAGCGGGAGACCGCTGATGACATCGACATTCAGATTCTTGTTCGTCTGTGCCGGCATCCCCTCTTCCCGATTTAGCCACGCGACGGTCGCGCTAACCTGCGTGGCTTCATGCTCGGCATTGAGGGCTAGATCGGCTAGATGGTCCTTCAACTGCTGAAGCCTTTCGGCGCCAGCGGCGCGCAACTCGCGGCGTTTCTGCCGACGCTCGCGATAATCGTCGCCCGCGGGATGCTCGGTCTGGTTGCCTTCCATGAACTTCTCGAACTTTGGACCGGCGCCCGGCCCTCTGGCCGGACCGCCCCATCCTGTTCCTTTGCCGGGTGGAAATGTCGTGCGGTTGCGCGCCATTTTCTAGGCCACCAGTTCGACCTGATCGCGCCTGAACGGGATGGGGCTAAGGCGCCCGAAAATCATGAGCATCACCTCTACCCGTGTCTTGGCCGTCAAGCCTACGATGCCCGAAAAATCGCGCCAAGGTCCATCAAGGACGCGGACGACATCGCGCCGCCGCACTTCCCGCTCTTCAGGCAATGGCACCACACCATTGGGCGCGCATTGGTCCAGGATGATGGAGAGGGCAGCGTCCGGCACAACCAACGGTCGGAGGGCCGAATCGGTCAGGACGTGCGAAACGCCGCGGGTATCGCGTAGTGACCCCCACGGCTCGGCGTCGGCATCAAACTGAGCGAACAGATACCGCGGCAGCATCGGCCGAACCCTGATATGGCGATCGGGCAGCCGGACTATCTCCATCGGCGCCCACGCCGCGAATCCCTGCTTGATGATTTCCCGCTCGGCGCGGGATTCCTCGTTCGGCTTGGCGTAGATGCAATGCCAGGGGATACCGGGTCGAAAGCCGGCGGGCTGGAATCGCATCCCGCTACGGCTACCGCCGGGCGCGCCGCACGATCCTTGCGCGGGCTCCCGAAGCGGGGCGGACGCTACCGACGCCCTCACGCGCCTGTCAAGCGGTATTTTCGCTGCCTCAATGGCCAAAGACATCCTTGCGTCTCCGTTGCATGCCGGATATGGGGTTGGGCGACGAACCAACCGAGACGCGAGGGGAAGAGCCGTCCGTTGCCAGCGGGCGGCTTTTTCTGTTGGGCTACCTCATGCGGCAGGGTCCGGCGTCCAGTCTGGCTCGACCAGCCCGAGTGCTTCAATGGCTTCCGACGAACCCATGTGGGCGGCCTGCCCAGCCACTAGGAACGCATGTCGGCGTAGAACTGCCAGGAATCGGTGCGGGTGGTGGGAACAGGGAGCATGGGGTTAGACCGAGCCGCGGCCTTTGCGCTCTGCAGGGCCGAGGTAGCGCCAGCCAGCCCTGGCCAGTTCATCAGGCGAAAACAGCCTATCGTCTCCGAGCAGCTTCCATACGCCTCCCGTCCACGCCGCCACTTCCTGGTCAGCGACGATCCCGCGGGCGAGCATCGTGGGGTGGCCTAACCAGTGCAGCGCCTTGTCAGTATGCTGCGCCGGCGGCCGGAGCGTTCCTTCCGTCACAGGCTAAGCTCCCTTGTGATCGCGGCGTAGTCGATATCCGGCAGCCCTGGCGAGGATGCATCCAGCGAATCCCGCGCCAGGCCGTCCAAAGGTGGGGACGGCAACCGCTTGCGCCAGATCACCTCTCCCTTTCCGTTGGTGGCTGACACGGCGCCCGGCTCACCCGGCTCCGCGAGCGTCCAGCCGAGGGCTTCGGCGCTCATATCCCAGATCAGTTGGCCGCTCGCCATTGAGTCAGGCCCCTCAGTTTCAGTCCTCCCCTTCGGGGCGACAGGCGCGACCGATCCGCCGACCACACGCTGAATCTGCGTCTGGGCGCCACCGTAGCACGAAAGCCGGACGGCCGGGAATCCTGAGACTCCCGACCGCCATTCCGCTACCGTGGGGTTGTCGAGACCTACCAGGGAGCGAAGAGGATGCCAGTAATTCCCGTCATCGTGCCGGGGGAATGGTATTTCGTTGGCACGTGCCCGAATTGCCAGCGGATGTTGCCACTTGGTCCCGCGCCAGCGCCGGGGCAGCATCCGATTGTCCGCTCTTGGCCAGCGGAAGCGGAATGTGATCGGTGCGGGACTCACACGGATTTTCAGCCGGAACAAATACAACGCCTTCAGGCACATAGTAGCGCCGCAGGGCAACCCAGTGTTTCTTTCCGTCCTGAGTCTGAAACGTAAGGCGCTTTGCTCCCATGCGAGATGACCTAGCTAGACGCCAATGCGGCCATCGACTGGGCCGCATCCTATCTCCCAGTGTTGCAAAAGCAGATCGAAGGCTGGACCGACCGTCACCCTTATTCCTTCATCGCTGAGGACCACCCGGAGATGGGGAAGAAACTCATCAAGCTCCGGGTGGACTGGAAAATTCCCAATCTCATCAATGCCGGCGTTGGCGCTATCATCGGCAGCCTCCGCAGCAGCCTCGATTTGCTTGCGTCGGCACTGGCGACAAGGAACGGCGTACAACCAAACGCCGACTGTCACTTTCCCCTTTATGCCTCCCTCCAGGATTTCATCGACCCGCTGAACGCGGCGAAACGCAAAAAGTGGCTCCGAGAGAGTGAGAGGATCGGCCTGGAAAGACTGCGGCCTTATCGTGGAGGGGATGACCAACTGTTCGCCCTGCACCACCTCGACATTACACGAAAACACATGCGTCTGATTAAGGTGGATTCGGCGTTGGCAATGGTCTCTGTTTCCGCAGCCGCCCGCGCTCAGGGGCTGGAATTTCCCGCTCAATGGCCCGGCTTCAAGGATGGCGCCGTAGTAGCGTGGACCAACATCAACGCGACGGAGTGCGATTTTCAGATCACCCACAACATAGCGTTCAGCGAGAGTGATACCGCGCTCCGCGGGCCAGTGCTGCCCGCGCTCCGCGATCTCGCCAAGTTGGCGTGGTTCGTCGTCAGCAACTTCGATGACACGTGATCCTTGGCACATAGCCCAAAGTTTCCTAGAGCATCATTGGGGTCGAAACTCTTCCCCCGCGCGCGCGTTATGCAGATATCCGCGCCCGCGCGCGCACTGACCAACCGTCCGGACCGTACCGTACCGGGAGACTGCCACCCGTCAAGGGGCGCCGTCAAGCGCCCAGGTGATGGCTACAACTCCCGCCGGATACCCCCCGCGCGCGCGACGTGGATTGGTGTGGCGAAAATGCCACAGCGTTGTCATGACAGGCAAGAGGGAATCGGAAGCGTGGTGGCCTGTCTCGCTTTCGGCGGCATGGCCGCTTCGGGGTGACGCCGGGCACGCCGCGGATCGCGGCCTTGATCAAAGCATCCAGGACAGCCGCCACCACATGGACGCGCATCCAAGGATAAAGCACGGGACTGGCCACGGGTAATTGAGCAGGTCGGGATGAAGCCACGCGAGCGTGAGCATTCCTGCCGCGCCAGTGAAGGCCCCCGCAAAAACTGAACGCCATGCACAACGGTATGCCGATCTTCCGTTCGTCCGCGCGCTCGCGCTTCGCCGCGTCCATCATCCGCACTCCCCTCGGCTGCGCTTGCCCATCGCGCATGGCGATTATCTGCACCCCAGGCCACATTTGCCGAGCCGCAGGAGGCTGCTGCACTTCGGACAGCGCGGTCCCTCGGTCCAGCGCGCGGGCTTGGGCGCTCGTGCAGGCGACGAGACGATGCTGTCTGCCAGATCGCTCGCGTCCACGATCTGACCGGGTGGCTGAGCATCGCGCGCGCGCCGTATGGCATCCTTGGAAATGTGCAGGGCCTTGGCGACCCGCACCACGCCCACGCCGGCGGCAAGCATCGCCACCGCCTCGGGGTTGATCGGCTTCATCGGCCTGCCAGGTGGCCGGCCAGCCGCGCGGGCGCGCTCACTCCCGGCGATGCTGCGGCGGCGATGCTCTTCCGGGTCCCGAATCATGGACGCACCCTACAACGAACGGAAATCGGACGGCAATACCGAAATAGTTCTTGCAAAGGGTCCGGAAATGGGTATGATCCCCCTATGGCCGATGGACGGCCAGACCGAGGCCCACGGAAACTCAGGGCAGGGAGACCACCGATGGTCAATCATCCAGGACGCACTAAGCAGCGGCACGACACTCTTTATCGGCTGTTTTCGCGCGCCGATGAAGAAATTCTGTGCCGCTTTGTCGGCCAATACTATGGGGTTGAGGCATTTGACGTGGCCCACAGATCGGCGGGAGAAGATGCCGCTTTCTTCAAGTACGGTCCCGACTCTTGGGCGTATTCGGTGGATGGAAAAATAACGCACTTCTTGATTCAAATGGCTCCCGCAAATGAAACAAATGCAGCAGCCCCGTGGCTTTTCCGGCGCGCCGGTCGCGCTCGTAGCGGATATTGGGTGTGTTGGGGCAGCGCGTCGCTCGGACGCTTCGACTGCCTCGAAGACGCCGAGGCGTTCGCGGAGGATTTCTTCCGCCGGTATGGTCAGGTAGCGCTGATTGAGGCGGAATGAGCCACGCACACCAAAGGAGACGGATGATGGAATACAGACGGTACGAATTCCTGATGGCGACGGTTCGGGGCACGGTTCCTGGATCAACGATGGCTGAGCGGCTCGCCGCCGCAGACAAGTTGATCGCGGATCGCCCGGGTCAGCGCGAGGAGATTGACCGCATTTTCCGCTTCGCCGGCCGTCATGCGGCGGGCGAGACCGCGCGGGATCGCCATGCACGCGGGGAGGGCTGACCGATGGATCAGTCCTACGGCACGCGAGTCATCGGGCAACTGCGCCTGAATCAGTGCCAGGAGTGGCGCGAGAAATGGCCGGCAGTAGCCGACCTCGCGATGGACACCGCCGCCGCGTTGATGGGCGAACTGCCCTTCGACTTGGACCTCTCGACCGACGCCAATGGCGATCTCAACCCAGCGACGCAGCGCCGCTTTGACGCCATCACTCGCGACGCGATCGGGATCGCCGCCGCCTCCGCCGCCGATGATCTCCCGTACGGCTACACAGGATGGGGCGGCGACGATTTGTCGATCGAAGTCGAGGCCGAGACCGGCCGATAAGCACACCACACGGCCGATGGACGGCCGGAGAAGGAGAGGGCGAGTGGCGAAAATGCTCTACTTGGCAGACCTACCGAACGGCGACGTAGCAACGAGCATTGATCGCTGCGACTGGGATCAGGGTCATCAGAAAATGCCGCGCATTTATATCGAAGGAGGATGGGTCCGTGTGACGCGAATCATCGAGCGCAAGAGCAACCCCAGCCTCCACAAGTGCGATGCTCGCTGCATGTATGCCACTGGCCGCACGATGCAGTGCGAATGCTCGTGCGGGGGCAAGAACCACGGCAAGGGTGCTCTTTCATGCGTGGCGGCGTGAGGACCCGACATGGACAAGGTTTGCATTTTCGTTGTTGGCGGTCCGGATGATATTCGAGCGCAGACGGTAGATGCGATTATCGCCGCGCTCAGGACTAATCCGGTTTCGGAAAATCTGCGGCTTTTTTCTAGCCTGGACGACGCGGGCCAACTGAAGTGGCACCAGCTTTCATCATATTCAGGGTGGCAGCGTTAGAAGCCGCGCCGCCTATACGGAGACCGACAGATGGCACACATTCGCATCGAAATGGACCGCGGCAACGGATGGGAGGTCAGGTCCGAAGCCCCCGGCGACGAAGCGAAGGCGCGCGCTGCGCGGGCGGAGGGTGGATCGATGGACCACATTTGTCGCGACGCCGGATACGATCCCTACATCCGACCGTGCCCCGCTTGTGTGTCGCAGATGTCCAGGAACGCAGCACCAAAGGCGCGCCCGATGCCCGTCCCCGTAGCGCCAGGCGCGGACGATTCTTGGCACGCGGTCATGCGCGACGCCCTCGCAGCGCAGAAGCGGCTGCACTCCATGCGGGACGACCCCGAGGCCCAACGACACGCTGGCGAGATCGACGCGGCGATGCTGGAACTGGACAGGCGGCTGCATGCGGCGGCGGAGTATTTGGGGTTAGCTCAGGGCGGACAGTGAGGCGAAGTGACAACCCCCGGAAAGGAAAACACGCAAATGGACGGTATTGAGTTGACCAACGATGAACGGCTGCGGCTTCTGGTGCTCTCGGGCGTCGGTTGGGATGTCTCAAAGGCGGCGGAGGCACTCGATTTCGTGAGGGGGGCGCCAAAGAATGACCCCCCATCGGCGCTGGCGGAAGGCGCGCGATGGACGCCCGAGCGGAAGCGGCTTCTACGGGAACTCCGCCAGGGTGGCGTGAAGCCAAAAGCGATGGTGGCGCCTATCAACGAACTCGCCGGGGCGCCCGTTACGCGGGTCCAAGTCGTCAAAAAAATCCGCGCGCTGAGCCTTTTATCTCCTTCCCGGTATTATCAAGCAACCACCACAAGAACGGGGAGCGAACAAACCCCACCTACCTCGGCCGGTAGGTGAAAGGTGGCCCAGCAAACAGAGAGACGGGCGGTGCAGACACTATCCGGGCGTTTCGGAGTCCGGGTAGGGTGGGCGAATGAGTGGACCCGAGATCGCCACCTATATCGCGGCCACGGCGACCATCATCAGCGCGCTCACAGACTTGGACAAGTGGTTCAAGGAGCGGTCGGAGCGCGCCGGCATGCATGAGCCGCAGCCCGGATTCCGCAAACCGGCCTTCCGGTGGTTGCCGACTGGCGTCGCGGTGCTTGCTGCGGCTTACTGCTGTTACGCACTTCAATCCTCGCCAAACGAATCTGCGGTGGCGGGCGCATGCTCCATGAAAATGGATTTTGACTCCGTGAAGACCTTCCTTGAGGGGGTCCGAGAAACCGCCGATCGGCCGCCGCGACCTATTCGTATTACTGTGCAGATCGGTAGAGCAGAATCCTGCAAATATGCGAATGACCTTGAGGCTGCATTTCGAAATGCTGGCTGGGCAGACGTTCAACCCATTGATGAAGCCAACTTGATTGGTGATGGTATTGTCGTCAGCGGCAGGGATGATCCCTCGCTCATGCGCGTGGTCGAAGTCCTGGGGAACTCAAACCCCGTGCGGCTTCATTTGGATGACAAGGCTGGGCGCAGTTGGACATTTTGGATCAAGGACACCCTGCCGCCGGGCCTCAATAGGCTGGACTAGAGGTCCGCGAGTGTCACTGCCGCGATCCCTAGCACGGTCAGCACGACCAGGAACCATGTCAGAGAGAACGTGCCACGGACCAGTTTGCTGTTGACCGACGCCTCGGTCTCCCCTTCCAGCCCATGCTCATTCAACCGCCGGGCAAGCTCGGCATAGGTCACATCCGCCCGCTTCAACTCCGCCTTGAGGAAGCGCCGAGCCTTGTCCGCCCATTCCTGTTCCTTGGCTGATAGGGGCATCGCTTTCTCCCGAGCAAAATCGACTGGAACCGATCATATACGATCTTTTCTGATTGACAAGTCGCTCGGATCAGATCATATTCGCTTTGTTCAAAGCGGATACGATCCCAATGCCCCAGCACTTCCTCCTTTCCTCCCGCGCCAAGACCCTTTCTCTGGCGGCTGTCATGCGGATGACGGATGAGGAAGCCGAGTCGGCCTTCATGTCGGTTCGCTGGGCTGCCACGAAGGGAAAGCCGGTCTGCCCGCACTGCGGCTGCGAGACCATCTATGACTGCCGCAAGGGCGCTTCGGCCCGGTGGCGATGCAAGGCGTGCCGCAAGGATTTCTCCATCACGTCCGGCACGTTGTTCGCGTTCCACAAGCTGCCGCTGCGCGCCTACCTCGCGGCGATCGCCATCTTCATCAACGAGGTCAAGGGCAAGTCCGCACTGGCGCTGTCCCGCGATCTCGGCGTGGCCTACATGACCAGCTTCGTTCTGGCGCACAAAATCCGCGAGGCGATGGCGTCCGAGTTGAAGGGGATGAAGCTGGGGGGCGAGGGCGAGACGGTCGAGACTGACGGCGCGTACTTCGGCGGCTACATCAAGCCAGCGAACCACAAGGAGAACCGCCGGGACCGCCGGCTCGGCAAGAACCAGAACGGCAAGCGCAAGGTGGTTGTGGTGGTCCGCGAGCGCGGCGGTTCCACGCTGCCGGCCGTGTTCAAGTCCGAGTCGGCTGCGCTGGGCTGGATCAGCCGCAGCGTCGCCAAGGGCACCCGGCTGATGGCCGACGAAGCCGGGTCATGGAACGATCTACACGCCCGCTACGACGTGCACCGGATCAACCATGAGCAGTTGTACAGCACGGGCGCCGGCGTGTACACCAACGGCGCAGAGTCCTTCTTCTCCCGCACGCGCCGGGGCGAAATCGGCCATCATCACCACGTCGCCGGCCCCTACTTGGTTCGGTATGCGCAGGAGTCGGCTTGGCGCGAGGATCATCGGCGGGTGGACAACGGGCACCAGGTCATCGCCGTGTCCGGGCTGGCCATGCGGGCGCCTACCTCGGTGGACTGGTGCGGGTACTGGCAGCGGGCGCAGTGCGGCTAGACCGACAGATGATAACGCCTTCGTAGGACGGCGGCGCCGTCATCCACTGCCAGTGCATCGTCCTGGATTGCCTCAGCTATCTCCTGTGCGCGCCCCTTGCACCACCAATAGACCGGCGCACCACACTTCCAAAGCACCCACGTCATCATATAAATTGCGAGGAATATCGTGGACCGGAATACGATCATGCGCACGATCGTCCAGGTGACTGCATCAGTGTGCTGCTGCACCTCTCGGCGAACTCCGTCATCAGGAATCGCTGCCAGGAGATCAACTATAGAGCGTGGCTTCTTGATCTCAAACCTACGAACGCCGAGATACAGAAGCACTAACGATGGCCACGAGATACGGTGGGCAAATGCGATGCTGCTTTCGATCTTTCGTCGGATTTCGCGGTACTCTGGCGAACCAAAACTAAGGCGACCGTCCGCAGCCATATCAAAGATGGCATTACGAGCCTCGAACATGCGTTCGCGACCCCAATCAACGCACAGCGATTGCCAAGGACCATAAAACCAGACCACGAATACGATCACCAGGACCATAAACACGGCGCCGCCTGCCTGTTCCATCACAATACTCCTACTCTTGGTCCGGATTCGTTTGGCCGAATTCGGTCAGGCCACTCGAAGTTCGGTTCGGATCGAGCATACTTTCGTACTTGGCCAAGCGCGGGCCAAAGTGCCTTATGGAGCGACGGTGCAGCCGCCGCTGCCACACCCCGTAGCCAGCGCCAAGACCCCCTACTCCAACTCCGGCTACCGCGGTCCCCCCGCTTCCGGTGCTCGTCAAGAAACTCATCAAGATGCTCGTGTTATGTCCAGCCAAGCCCAAGACCGCCTCTTTAGCGAGGTATCCAAGCCCTAGCACGGTGAGCGCCTTCACGATTGCGAGCGACAATTGCACCCCACGGTCGATGACCTTGAGTAGGACAACCTGTCGGCCGGTCAGGGTGACTTCTGCGGCACGTGGCATTGGGCGGAGCTGCCAAGACGTTTCCTGTGGAAACTCTTTCGTTGCCGCGTCGTCATTGTCAATACCCCATCCCACAACGAGTTTGTGCCACAAGCCAGAACTCCTATAGGTCAAATGATTACAAAAGAGTTAAAATCCAATAACTTAGCCTAGCGAGTGTTTAGTGGTAGTTAGAAGTCCGTTTGTTATCACGTTTAACTGGATGAGTCAAGCGGCGCGCGGAAGCGGGCCTCAAAGGCCGCATTGCTACCCCACCAACTCCCACCACATCTCCGGCTCGCACACCACCCGTCGGACCTTCCCGCGCTTCTCCAGCCGCACCAGCGCCGTCCGCGTCTGCTGCGCCACCTTCTCCCGGACGGCCGCGTTGCCGCTAGGCAGTCCCTTGGCCAGCATCACGTAATCCGTAACCTTCCGGGTCGGCAGCGGCCTACCAGCCTCCCGCAGCGCCGCGACGCATAGCCGTTGCTGCTCCCCATGCCGGAAGAACAGGCAACGTGGGGTGGGGCGGATCGGCGGGATCAGTTCCGGGTTGCTGCCCTCAAACAGCCGAATCAGCGCATCGACCTGGGTCAGCGCCTCGCGGACCGGGGCAAGCCGTTGCTCGGCGGCGGCGATCTCCCCGGCCAGCCGGGCGCGCTTGCGGCGCAGGCCGAGGATGAGGAACGTGTCGCGTTGCGCCATCGACATATGGTAGGCGATGGCCGGGGCGGCGGCGCGCATCTTGTGGTGGTCGGTGCTAGATAATACCGCTCCTTCCTTGAGCGACAACCAGCGCGCTCACCTTGTCAAGGCGCGCGCTGTAAGGGCGACCGAGAGAGCGGCGGTTGGAAGCCGACCGCCTATCAACGGCTCGCCGGGCGCCCTCACAACCCCTTGACAGCCCCCGTCACACGGTAGCAACCTGAAAACACAAAGGGCGCCGTCCGTTGCAGGAAGCGCCCCTTGGTTGAACCCGCCCGGAGGACGGTGCAGGTCCAGATCGTCCGTTGCCATTCTGAGGTAGCGGACTATCCCGGACATTGCAAGCCCCCCGGCCACAGATCGGAGGACGCAATGCCCGACCACCCCGACAAATCAACCACCAACGGCAACCGCCGCGAGCGTCCGTGGGGCCAACGCGCGCCCGAAGCACCGAAATCCCCGCCGTGGTGGGCGGTCCGCGTCATGCGTCGCGCCGGGCCAGTGCACGGCCACATGTTCCGGCACGCCACCATGAACGACGCCGTGCGCGAGGCTCGATGGCTGGCGGCGCAGAGCCCCGGATCGAAATTCGTGGTACTGGAGGCGATCAGCGAGCATCTGGTCACCCAGGCCCAAGCCGCCCTCGCCAACAGGGCCGCGAATTTCCGCGCAAGGGTCGTGGATGAGATCAGCCGAATCACTGGCGAGGACGGGGAGCAGATCGCGCCGGCGGATTGCAGGGACGCTTTCGACCATGACGATGATCCGTCGCCCGAGCGATACGCCCAGGCTTGCCTTGGCGCCAGGGCAGCAACTTCCGAGATGGCTGCCATCGCCGAAGCGCGCGGCACCGCAGCGGGTGGGGAGGCGGTGGGATGATCGGTGACGAGCCGTTCCTTCCAAAGCCTCCAAGCAAGTTCCACGAGGACCGCGGACGCGGCAAGTCATCCTGGCGCCACGACAAGATGCAAGCCGAACTGCTGGCATTCCTCCGCGCCAGGTCAATCGCTGGCCTGCCGGCTAATGCGGTTATCAACCGTGAGGTGGAAGCAGAATACCCGCTGACCAAACGAGGCCAAGTCGTCAGCTTCGTTGATGCCATCGAAGTCCTTGACGTGAACCTGCTGCGGTTCGTGTCGGCCTTCGAAGTCAAGCCAGAGATCGACAGCCCGTTTGCCATCGTGCGCCAAGCCAAATCGTCGGCCGAACTGCTGCGGCATCAGATTAAATTCATCGCGCACCTGGACTATCACCTCGTGTGCGACGCGAACGATCCGAAGCTGGCCGATCTCCGCGCCGAATGGCCGCATGTATGGGCTTGGGGCGTGGTATTTGACCCTGATACGGGCGCCACAAGATGACCGCCGCGCAGCCGTGGGTGAAGTGGCGCTTCGATAAATGGCGCAATGACGAAGGGCTTAGATTGTGTAGCCTTGCGGCGCGTGGTCTTTGGGCCGAGCTACTCGCCATCATGCACGGTTGCTTGCCGTACGGGCATCTGACCGTGCGCGGCAAATCCCCAACGCCCAAACAGATCGCGGCACTTGTGGGAAATACAACCGAGAAAGAGGTTACGGAACTCATAGATGAACTGGAAGATAATGGCGTTTTCAGTCGGACCGCAGACGGAGTGATCTGGTGCAGGCGTATGGTGCGCGACAACGAGGCGCGTGAGACCGGAAGAAACAACGGACTGCGCGGCGGCAATCCAACCCTTATGAGGGAAGGCAACCAAGAAAGGGATAACGTAGAATCTACAGGTAGGGATAACCAACCAGAAACGACTTGTGACGCAAACCCCTTAAAGGGGGGGGTTAACCCCTCCCCTAAAGACAGAATCGAGATACGAGATACAGAGATACGAGATAACGAGAGTCGAGACGCGCGCGCACGCGAGAACGCAAAAGGCTTCCGGCTGCCCGAGGAATGGAACCCAGGCCACGAAGGCGCGCAGTTTGCCCGTAGCCTCGGCCTTGACCCGGTCGTCACCTTCGACAAGTTTCGCGATTATTGGGCGGCGCAGCCCGGCCTGAAAGGGCGAAAAACCGACTGGTTCGCCACGTGGCGGAACTGGTGTCGCAATGAGCAGACCAAAGGAAACGGCGGCGGCTCGATCGCTCCCAAGGCGCCAGTTCCGCGTGACCCATCGAGCGGCGCAGAGCTTCCTGGGTGGAACTTCTGATGGTCCAGTCCGCGCCAGACAGCCTGATGGCAATCTTCGCCGATCACCGCATTCGGCCGAAGACAATCACGCCGGGCCGATCGTGCCAAGTCATCTGTCCGCGATGCGAAGGGGGGCGAACCAAGGAAATCTCGCTGACTGTCACGATCGACCAGGACGGCCAGGGTGCAGTTTGGACCTGTCACCGCGGTTCCTGCGGGTGGTCTGGGGGACAGCGCGTGAGGGACTACGCAGCCCTGCCACTGCGGGAACGAGCGGTGCAGAAGCCCAAACCCCACGCGCCAGCCATCGTCAGCAATCGGCCGGATTGGCTATACGAATTCTTTGCCGAGCGGCACATCGGCGCGCGGACCGTCCACGAATTCGGGTGCTATGCAGCGATCCGTCAGTTCGAGTCGCTTGGGGAAAAACAGGCGATCGTTTTTCCCTACATTTTGGCCGGAGAGGTAGTGAACCGGAAGTACCGTCCACACCCGGACAAAACCCCGCAGATGCAGGAAAAGGACGCGCTGCGGTCGCTGTTCAATGTCGATCGGCTTGGCGGCGATCCCGCCGAGATCGTTTGGGTTGAAGGTGAACCGGACGTGATGGCAATGTTCGAGTGCGGCATCCGGCATGCTGTCACACTGCCAGACGGCGCGCCGTCAGAAGCGACATTTCGACCTGACGACAAGCGGTTCGAGGCGCTGCGCACGCATGGTGATCTGCTCGGAAAAGCAAAGCGCGTCGTGTTGGCGGGGGATGCTGACAAACCAGGCTTGGCGCTGCGGGAGGAACTGGCACGTCGGCTCGGACGGCATCGCTGTTGGCTTGTGACATGGCCTGATGGCTGCAAGGATGCCTGCGACGTGCTGCGCGTACACGGTCCCGAGGCCGTCACCCAGGCTGTGGCAGACGCGCAGCCGTATCCGATCAGCGGGCTGCAGCGGATCAAGGTCGGCACGCTTCTGGGGCTGCGCCAGCAGCCTGCGCCGACAACAATGACGACTGGCGCTCGGGCAACTGATGCCGTGATCCATCTTCCCACCGAAGGCCGACTCGTCGTCGTTACCGGGTATCCTGGCTCTGGGAAAACTTCCTGGATGCGCTTTGTCATGGTGCGCACGGCATCCGATTGCGGAAGAAAATGGGGCGTCTTCAGCCCAGAGATGCAGCCGTGGGAGCAATTCGTTGCGGAATGCGCCGAAGTCTATTCGGGTAAGTCGTTCTGGCCGAGCCGCGCTATCGAAAGCATGTCGGACGAGGAAGTTGTCGAAGCCGAGCAATGGTTGTCCTCTCGCGTGACCATGCTGGTATGCGACGCGGAAGACGATTCGCCGACGCTGGATTGGATACTTGACCGTGCGGCTGCCACGGTGCTCCGCGATGGCACGACCGATCTGGTGATCGACCCGTGGAACGAGATCGACCACCAGCGCGGCACGTTGAGCGAGACTGATTACACTGGTCGCGCATTACAACGGCTTCGAGCGTTCGGTCTGCGACATGGCTGCAACGTATGGATGATCTGCCATCCCGCGAAGCCGCAACCGTTGAAACCGGGAGAGACGCGCGCCTTTCCTGGCCCATATGACATCAGCGGTTCAGCTCACTGGTTTAACAAACCGGACCTGGGATTGACGGTGCATTCGCCACAACCCGGCAGCGTTGATCTGCACTTATGGAAAGCTCGCTATCGCCGCTTCGGAACGCGCGGCGCGAAGGCGACGCTGGATTTCGATGCTATCAATGGCCGGTACAGTTCACCTATCGGCGCCGAACCCGCCACGCCACAGATGCCCGAGTGGGTGACCGAGTAACAACCAAGGGGGAACCACCATGCTGCACCTCACCTCATGCACGCGGGCGAGCGACATACCGCCGAGTGTGTTCCGTGACCTGGCCGAGCGCATCGACCGCGGCGGCGTGTTGATCCTGGAATGCCGAACGGTGTCCAATGCACCGCCGCACGGCATTATCCTCCACGAAGTTCCGGCGACGGCCGTCGAGCATGCGGCGATCGTCGAGGCGCTGAGGGCGTTCGTATGACATATGCGCAGACCCATCAATGGCAGGATTTTTACGGCGGCTGTCACCGCGATCCCGGTGGCTACCTGACTCGCTTTAAGGGGACCGCCGCTCACGCAAACCGCAAGGATGCGGCTCTGCCTGCCACGCACCCAGCAATCGTCAACTCCACGACGTTGTTCCAGAAGTCAATCATTGATCCGGAGAAAGCCCCGCGCCTTCTGGTCTCCGGCTTCAACAGCGCGAAGCTCGGTCGTGTCGTGCTGAAAGGCCCGTGGCGTGGCATGCCGATCTTCCACCTGACCCTGGTCGAACGCGAGACCTGTCCGCGCACCTGCCAGCTATGGCGCGAGTGCTTCGGCAACGGCATGCCCCTCGCGCGGCGCCATCGCTACACGCCGGCTCTGGTCCCGACGCTGGACAGGGAGCTACGCGCGGCGGCTGTGAAGCACGCACAGACGGGCTTCGTGGTGCGGCTGCATAATCTCGGGGACTTCCCGGATATGGCCTACGCACTCGCCTGGGGGCGATGGATGCGCGATCTGCCGGAACTGCACGTGTTCGGCTACACCGCGCACCCCGCCGAAAGCCAAATCGGATGGCTGGTGAACCTGCTCGGCGCGCTGCATCCCGACCGATGGATGATGCGGTTCTCTGTCGCTGCCGACGACAACCCGCAGCCGATGCAGGCCACCACGATCTGGCGCCAGCCCGAGGGCAGCAATGTGCCGGAGGGTCTGATCTGCCCGGCGCAGACCCACAAGACGGCGGCATGTGCGACGTGCGGCCTGTGCTGGTCGCCGGGCGCCACTGGCAAACGGATCGTGTTCATCGGCCACGGAATGAGCCACGGCAGCCGGAAGGACGCCGCATGACAACCCCCTGCGCATGCGGCGCGCCGGCCATTGCCGTGCGACCGGGGAGCGAGGCGCCACCGGAACTGATCCCGCGCGGCAATCCTCGCAGTTCGGGATACGATAGGCACACTGACGACTGGTACGTTGAACCGGCCCGTGCCATTTGCGCGCTTCTCGATGTAGAGACTTTCAGCGGCGCTATCTGGGACCCGGCTTGCGGTGGCGGGAATATCCCAGAGGCATGCAAAGCACGCGGCTACCAGACCTTCGCCACAGACCTTGTTGACCGCGGTTATGGCGAAGGCGGGGTCGATTTCCTCGCAACCGACTGGCAGAATGCGCCGCCGAATGTGGTGAGCAACCCGCCCTTTGGTATCGCTGTGCAGTTCGTGCGCCGTGCGTTGACCTTTGCGACTGGAAAGGTGTGTGTCCTGCAACGTACGACTTGGTTGGAAGGAGAGCGCCGTTACCAGGAACTGTTCGCGCGCGGCACGCTGGCGCGGCTGTGGCAGTTCCGATCACGTATCAGTATGCCGCCCGGCGACGCTGCCGTGAAGGCGCAGGGTGGTGCGGTGGCGTTCGCATGGTACGTGTTCCAGCGCGACCATCGAGGCGCGCCGACGATCGGATGGCTGCCATGATCCGCCGCGCGGTGCCTGACATCGGCTGGTGCGCCGACTGCTGGCGGGTGGCGTTTGGGATGGAGGCAGCGTGATGCGCGTTGAGCGGATCGGGGCGGCTACGCTGATGTTGGGTGATTGTAGGGATATTCTGCCGACTCTGAGCGGCGTGGATGCGTGTGTGATGGACCCTCCGTACTTCCGAGTGAAGGACGAATGGTGGGACCGTCAATGGGATGATGCGGGGAAGTTCCTTGAATGGCTCGGCTCGATCCTTGCTTCATGCTCGGGGATCATGGAGGACTGGGCGAGTCTTTATTGCTTTGCGTCGGCGAGAATGGAATGGGAGGTCCAACGTCTCGTGCGGCAGAATTTTGTATTTCTCAATTCGATACGCTGGAGGAAGCCTCAAGGTTGGCATATGAAGCAGGCATCCGATGATATGCGAGTGTTCCAACAAAACTGGGAGGCATGCATATTTGCGCAGAAGTGCGACGACGCTTCGGCGATGAACGCACTAGGTTACGACGCAGCTTGCGATGCGCTTCACAAGCGAGTTTTTCGACCGCTGGGTGATTACTTCAAATCACAACGTATTGAGGCCGGCCTTTCGTATCGCCAAATAGCTGATCACATTGACCGCGACAGCGCTCTTTATCTGCGTTGGGAGGAAGGATCATCCCTTCCGAACCAAACTGACTATCAAAAGTGTCGGGAGTTATTCCAACGCTCGAACACGTCTCTCCTGCGGCGGGAGTACGAAGACCTGCGGCGGGAGTACGAAGACCTGCGGCGGCCGTTCTCTGTTTATGACGAGAGGATGAGAGGCGACATATGGGATTACAATTGTATCCAAGGCTATGACGGTAAGCACCCATGCGAAAAGCCCCTTTCCGTCATGGAACACATCGTCGGAACTTCGACGAAGCTCAACCAGCTTGTGGTGGATGGTTTCCTTGGTTCTGGAACCACCGGCGTTGCATGCCTGAAACTCGGTCGGCGGTTCGTCGGCATCGAAAAACACGAACCGTACTTCGACATAGCCTGCCGCCGCATCGAAGCCGCCCACCGCCAGCGCGACCTGTTCATCCCCGAACCGACGCCCATCGCAACGCAGGCGCGGCTGTTTGAGGAGGCGAAGTGATGCGGACCTGCGAGGATTGTGGCGCCACGTCAGAGCAGGCGGTGTTCCCGGTGCGGCAGATCGACGGGCTGCCGGAACTATGCCTGGATTGCGCGCTTACGTGGGCAAGCCGGCATGCGCGCGAGGCCAGTAGTCCGGACGCAGTGTCTCGATGACAATCACCGTGATGCAGGGCGATTGCCGCGAGCGGCTGCCGGAACTGGCGGATGGCAGCGTGCAGTGCATTGTGACCTCCCCGCCCTACTTCCGGCAACGATCGTACCTGAAGCCTGATGACCCATTGAAGCCGTTCGAAATCGGGCAGGAGGAGACACCAGACGCATACGTTGAGACAATCGTCGGCGTGATGCACGAATGTCGGCGCGTCCTGCGTGACGACGGCACGCTGTGGATCAACTTGGGAGACTGCTTCGCGAGCAGTTCTACATACAACGCGCCGCGTTCCATGCACTCGAATGCCGGGTGGAAGCAAGCGGGACACTCGCCGAACGTGCGGGCTGGGAATGGCCTGAAACCAAAGGACCTGGTTGGAATTCCCTGGATGGTCGCTTTCGCGCTGCGGGCGGATGGCTGGTATCTTCGCGCCGACAACGTATGGGGCAAACCTAACGGTATGCCAGAAAGCTGCACTGATCGGACTACCCGCGCGCATGAATATGTGTTTCTGTTAAGCAAGAGCGAGCGGTACTACTACGATCACGAAGCCGTGCGATCGGCGCCAAAAGCATCTACGCAGACGCAACTCGCGTCGCCCTACATTGGGCAATCAACCAAAAGCCATGATCTGGCTGGCGTTCAGAATGCCTCAGACATAAAGCGGCGTATAGTGGATAAGCAACGCGGCCATTCGCGCAGACACACCGGCTTCAACGAGCGGTGGGACAAGATGGAGCGTGACCAGCAAATTGCGGAGGGCGGCAATCTCAGGTCAGTGTGGTGGATCAGCCCCGCCCAATATGCAGAAGAACACTTCGCCGTCATGCCGGATCAGGTGGCCGAGATTTGTATCCGGGCCGGGTCAAGACCGGGAGACGTGGTATGCGATCCGTTCGCCGGCGTTTTCACCACATGCTTAGTCGCCGATCGGTTGCAGCGGCACGCTATTGGGATAGAGCTGGGAGCGGGTCACTGTGGTATGGCAACACGCCGCCTTGGGCGCGACGCCGGGCTGTTCGCCGACATCCGAACCGAGGCATAGGAGAAACCGATGGGCAAGACGAACATAGAATGGGCTGAGGTCGTATGGAACCCTGTGCGCGGTTGCTCGCGCACATCGCCGGGGTGTGGTGGCGCGACCTGGACCGGCAAGCTGGCGTTGATCCCCGAAACGCTGGAACTGCCGATGCGCTGGCGCAAGCCTCGCCGGGTGTTCGTACATTCGATGAGCGATTTGTTCCGCGAGAACCTGCCGGATGAGGCGATCGACCGGGTGTTTGCCATTATGGCGCTGACGCCGCAGCATGAATATCTTGTGCTGACGAAGCGCAGCGATCGGATGCTGGAGTACATGACGGGAGATCGCGACGGGGCGACAACGGCCGACCTTATCCATGACATGCAATACCGGCCGGGGAGGTATTTTGGCTTCGTCAATGATCCGACCAGACACCTTAAGAAACCGCACATTATCCAACGCTGGCCCCTCCCCAATGTCATGCTCGGCGTGTCCGTCGAGGACCAACAGCGCGCTGATGAGCGCATTCCGAACCTGCTGGCGACGCCAGCGGCACGGCGGTTCCTGTCGTGTGAACCGCTGCTGTCCGAGGTTGACCTGACGCATCTATACCACGCCGAGACGCTGACGGACTGCCTCGAGGGTATGTCGGAGTCGAACGTGGTTGACGCTGGCGATCGGTACATTGCTATCAATCCGAAATACACGCGGCACGCCAAGATCGACCTCGTAATTGTTGGAGGTGAGAGCGGTCCACGCCGCCGACCGGTCGATCCCGCATGGATGCGGTCCATCCGGGACCAGTGCGCGTCGGCTGGCGTGCCGCTGTTTGTGAAACAGATTGACAAGGTGATGCCGATCCCCGACGACCTGATGATCCGTCAGTGGCCGCCGCAGATCGCGGCGTGATGGGATTGCGCCTTGAGAGGCTTCTGCCGCTGGCAGTCGCCATTGAATTGTTCGCTGACCTTTTCCCACATCTTTCGCGGGACGAACTGCACGAGAGACTGATGATTGAGCGGTTGGCACGGACGCCAACAATTATCGCGCGCGGCGAGCGTCCCTCCACAAAGCGCCGCATCACCGTGCGTGTTGAAGGACGCGGCTTCGTCGGGGCGATTATCTGCGTGGGCGATGTATGCACGGACGCCACGCCATCCTTGCGCTGGGCACTCGGCCAATCCAGAGACGATTTGCGCGGGCGGTTTGCGGCGAAGGGCTGGCGCGCCGAAATTACGTCATGATCGATCAGGCGACGGCCGGCAGGGTGGTCTGAGCCTCAACCTGGCGCTTCCGCCGCGATGCTGGCGCGACGATGCCGGGCAATTCGTCAATCTGCACCGTGGTGACACCCCGACCACGTGGGGCTGATCCTTGTCGCACGATCAGTTCGATGTGCCGGGGGCTATCGTCCTCGATCAGCCCCAAACCGAGCGGATGCGTTGCGGACTGGACGCAAAGCACGTCGAGAAGCGCTTTGCATGAACTCACCAAGTTGTCTTCATCGAGTTGCCCGCTGGACGATCGGACCACGGTAATCCTAGCGCGGCCAAATGGCGGTCGTGGGATATCCCGTGTGCCACCGAGGGCGGCGATGACCTCTCCTCGCATAAGGTCTTGGCTGCGACGGCGCGCCGACCAGTGCTTGCGGTCGCGGACGTTTAGGCTTTCGGTCGCGAAGGGGAGGACAAGCAAGACGGAGCGCGTTGGCGGGGCTGATGTCATGCGTCCTCCAATATGCGGGGGCCGTCTGCATTTGGCTTGGGGCGCTCACGGCGGCTTGAATCGCGTCCGTCGCCAGGACAAATATCCTTGGCCTTTGGTACCCAGGTTCCCGTGCCAGTCTTGGTTTGCACCACGTCGCAGGCGCCACAAATCCGCCTGCGACCGCCATAGAGTTTCCAGATATGCTGCGGCATCAGTCTTCGTCGTGCGGTTCGTCATCGAGAATGTCGCGCTGATCCTTCGATACCTTCGGCGTACTGCGTTCGCCTTGATATTGCTCAGCGTCGGCGATGATGACCAGAACGGTGCCTCCGACATGATCCATCAGCTTGTGCCGCAGCGGGTCGGATGCGGCGATGTTGATCTGCATCTGAATGCCGTCCTTGGACTGGAACTTGACCATCGAACCGCGTGCGGCCTGCTGGCCCCGCGCAGCGATCATACTAACCGCACGGCTCACCCAATGTCGGGCTGCTGCCGTTGCCTGATCGATTGTCTCCTGTTGATCCTTCTCCGGACGCATTTGCCACGGCAGAGGATTGTGGTCGCGCTTGAGGCGATCAAGCAGGAAATCCCGGATGTCTCCCATCAGGGTTTCGGATGCCAGCGTGACGATATCGGGCCGCTCTTGCGTGGAGACGGCTGGCGTATCTTTGGCCATGTGTGATTTCCTTTTTCTGGGAGTGATGCAGCGGGTGGTCACTCCGCTGCGACTGGCAGGTCGGTATCGTCCACCGTGTCGCTGGGCGCTTCTTTCTCGACGGGCGGCGCCAGCATTTCGTCCAGCGACTTCGCTACACCGGTCAGTTTGGCAAGCTCGGCTTTGACATGCACATTCTTCCCAAGGGTTGCATGCTGTTCTGCCGACAGGCCACGCGCCCAGGTCAGCGCCCGGGCCTTGATGTCCTCAATCTCGGTCTTGGTCGGCTTGGCACCGTTCTGCCGCGCTGCGCGCAGCAGTTCAGCCTCCTTCACTGCGGCGATGGCGACCATCAATTGGGTGGGCTTGCGCTCCTTGGGGGCGGAGACTTTGACGGCCGGAGGCTCGCGAAGCGGCACAGCATCGCCGGACAGAATGTCCTTGATAGACGCGCCGGCCAGACGTAGCCGAATGGCACCTTCGATAGCGAGACAGTCCAGAATATCATCGCCAACGTCAGTGACCTTCATGGTCTCCAACACAGCGCCTTCCCGGCGGAACTCCACGATCCCCAGCGTGCGGTCGGTGATGTAGGCGCGGATGACGGGTGCCCGGTCGGGCTTCGGAGTATCGGTCATGTTGTCTGTTCCTGTTGGTTGTCGTCGTAAGGCACTTCCACAGCGAACCGCCGCAGCCACTCAGGCCACAGCGAGGAGGGGGACGCCGGCGCTTCCACCGGGGGCGAAACCCCAGCCGTTTCCACGCCGGCGTGACGCGACTGACCATCGGCTAAGAAGAGGCGCGCCGCGTGTGGGGTGGTCGTCATGCGGCGCGCGGACATGCGACCGCAACAGCCAGGACCTGCTGCGAATCAACGCCGAGCAGCGCTGCAAGAGGCTCAATCTCCCGCGTGGGAATGTCGGCCTCCCGAGCAGCCCACCGACTCACATTGGAAGTGCTGACGCCGAGATGGCGCGCAACTGCCGTCTGCGTCAGTCCGGCGCTTCGGATCATGGCTTTCAGGTCCGTCATCGGCGCGGACGATAAGGGGAGCGTTTTTTCCCGTCAAGCGCAAAAATCCCGCTTGACGCAAAAGCGGCGCCGGCATAGATTTCCCGCCACACGCAATCCCCACCGGGAGAACCGGCCAAATGGCCCTACAGACCGTCGAAGGCACGAAGCTCTATCAGCAGTTCAAGGGCTACATGCTGCCGCCCGACGTGATCGAGGTCGATCCTGCGTTGAACCCGCGCGATATGGAATCGGCTGAGACGCAGGCGCATATTGCTGAGTTGCAGGCGTCGCTCCATGCGCGCGGGTGGGATGCCGACGAGCCGATGATCGTCCGGCGCAAGGGGGCCAAATTCGTCCCGACCAACGCGCGGTGCCGGTTAAAGTGACAATTCTTATGATCCTCGTGGCAGGCTATGCAAATGCCCCGCACAATTGACAACGACACACTCGCTATTCTTTCCGGCCTGCAATTCGATGGAAATGCGGCTCGGATCACCGGCGGTCAGTTAAATCGCCAGATGTATCTGCGCGTCAACGAAGCGCTGGAAACTGCCGGGGGCACCTGGAACCGGAAGGCCAAGGCGCATTTGTTCGAGGGAGATGCCGCCGACGCGATTGAGCCGCTGTTGCTGACTGGCGAATACACGCGTGCGCAGGACTTCGGTTTTTTTGAAACACCGCCGACCGTCACGGATCGACTGGCCGAAGCTGCCACGCTGACCCGCGAACACACCGTCCTAGAACCATCCGCTGGCCACGGCGCGATCGCTTTCGTTGTCGCGCCGATGGTGCGTACCATCGATTGCATCGAATTGCGACCGGACGGATGCGCTTGCATATTGCAACAGCGGCCGGCGAATATGACAGTTTCACAAGGCGACTTTCTCACATTCCTGGCCACGCCGATCTACGACCGGGTTGTGATGAACCCGCCGTTCGCACCACCGCGCGGGGCCGATATTCAGCACGTCGCGCACGCGCTGAAGTTTCTCAGGTCCGGTGGCCGCTTGGTGTCCGTCATGTCGGCGGGAGTGACGTTTCGGCAGGATCGCGCCGCCACCGAGTTTCGCGATCTGCTGATGCGGCGCAACGGCACAGTCGAGGACTTGCCGGACGGATCGTTCCGAGCATCAGGAACGATGGTGAACGCGGTTATCGTGACGATGGAAGCCGCGTGATGGAGTTTCAACAAGCTCTCGACGCGCTACCGCCCGGCCCGCTTGATCTCGCGTCGGTTGACCGGGAGACGCTGTGGACGCTGGCTGGGCAGCCATTCGGTGTGTGGCTGCGGGAAGAACTGCACGACCTCGCACGCCAGCGCAATAGCTTCAAACTGGTTAGCACATTAGAGTTGGCCGCGTTTGTCGCCAACCTGCGAGACGCGGTTCCGGAGGGACGGCGCAAACTGGACCTGGCGCTTGCGTCCGGCAAGCCGCTCGCCATTGCGTCGGCGACCGAATCGGTGTCGGGCCTTGAGGCGGCAATCGCGAAATACGAGGCCGAATTGCAGGCACGGCTTCTGGCACAAACACACACGGAGAACCACCAATGACCGACGTGACAACCGGGGCTGCGGCACCGGAAGCGCCACCCAAGGAATATCCCGCCGGCGAATACGCCATCGTGGAGATTATGGGGCACACTACATTGGTCGGCCGTTTTGCCGAAGTGGAACGGTTCGGGACGAAGATGCTGGCGATCGAGCCGATCTTCTGCGGTGAGTTCCTGCCGGTTGTCCTGCATGGTGGGCCGTCGATCTATCGGCTGACGCAGGTCTCTGCCGAGATCGCGTTCCGTGAGGCGCCGACACGCCCCTACCAGCTGCCGCCAGCGATCAAGGCCACGGTGCCGGTGGCGTTGCTGGAAGCGGAGACGGCCCGGCCGCCGCGCAGCTACGACATCGAGCCGGACGATGAAGTCGATCCAGACCCCGACGATGATCGACCGTTCTGATGCGTGTGGCGACTGAGCGGAGGGCTGCGTGATGGACGGAAACGAGGCTCTTCGTAATGCCCAGCAATTTGTCGCCGACGCGATGGACCAAATCCTGATGCGGTTCAAACCCGGCGCAAAGATCGCAGTTTTGGTCCGGCGCCCACACAAGCCCGATCAGGACTTCATGATGACCAACGACATGATCGGCGAGATGGTCGAACTGTTAAAGCGACGGCAGAAGACGACGCGAGCCGGGGCGCCGACGAAGTCCGGATTCTACTGGGCCAAATGGAAGATCGCTGACGAAGGAAGTCCGAAGACTGAGGAATACAATTCCTATCTGCCGCAAAAGACGTGGGAGGTCGTAGAGGTATTCCGTAATACCGTTGATTCGGCCGATCCTGAGCATTTGCGTGTGCATATCGCTGGCGTTTCTGACAGCCAGTCGCTTGAAAACTTCTTCTGGGGCGAAGGCCCATTGGAGGCGCCGCTATGACGAAAATAGTTGAATGGTTCGAAGGTTACCGCAACGCAAACGATCGTAGGACAAGCGTCGGCCTACCGAGACTTGACGCAACGTCGTACGAAACCGGATGGCAGGATGCGCATACAATGGCGCTCTATCCGACTGCGCCAGAATGCCGACCCCATCCGGAGCGCCATCCGCCGATTGGATATTTCTGGATGGCGCGCGGCCGGAAGGACGAGTGCGTTTCATACTGGAACGGCTCTTGCTGGTCCAACTTATCGACCTGTTGTTATTCGCCCATTGCAAGCATGACGCCCGCCGAAGCTCACGCCTCTGGATGGCGCATCGTGAAACTTGTCGATCGCCCATCTTCGGAGATGCGTGCGGAGGCGGTCAAATCATGACCCGCACACTCCATCGCCACCACCTACGAGCGCGACACCGACCACGACGCCGGGCTGCCCGACGCGGAACTGCTGATCCACTTCACATTCGTTCCGGGCCAGCCTGAGCGCGGGCCTTCCTACGCCAGCGGCGGCGAGCCGGCGTGTCCTGCGGAAGTCGAACTGCATCACGTTGAACGCGAGATCGACGGCAAGTGGATCGACGCGCCCGAGTTCGATGAGTGGGCGCGCGAGTACTTGCGGAACGAAGGCTATGACGCGGCCTGCGAGGAAGCGGCCGAACGCATGATGCCGGACCCCGACGATGCGCGGGATCGGCGGATGGATGATGCAAGGGAGTTTGGACGGTGAGTGACGCGCACCCCGTTACGCCCCAAAGCCTTAATGATTGGGCCGATAAGATAGACAACCGCCTCGGTCCTATCAGCGGGCGCGACGCTGATCTGTTGGCCGTCACGCTGAGGGAAGCGGCGATACAATGGCAAACAGCGCCGAGATGGTTTTCGATGGACGGCGCGCCACGCGACGGCACGTACATAAAGGTGTTGTCGCGGCTAGAAAATCTAGATGGCCTTGATGCAGGCAAGATGGTCAGGCGACAGGTGTATTGGTGCGACGAAGCGGCCCAATGGGCTTGTAATGGCAACACCCTATCGAGTTATGACGTTGCCGCGATGGCTGGGTGGATGTTTGAGGAAATAGCGCCATGACTGACGAAAAGGTGACATTACCAGACGGCAGCATGTGGGACGGCGACAAATGCCTCACGGAAGGCGGCGCGACCCTATCCGAGTTGAACGACCGGGCGCACGGGACGCCCGATCCCCGAGACCCCGATCCGACGCGCGCGGGAATCTTTCGTCTCCACAATTGCTGGAAATGCCGATCTGGCGAAGTGGCGTGCGCCAACGGCAATCCGAGCCGGTGCGAATATCCGCACGCTCGGAACGATTGAGAGGACAACATGCTGACTTCCGAAACCCGCGCCGTGTTCGCGCGAGACCGAGCGGCGATTGCCGACAATACATGGTTCACGCCAGAGCAGCGCGCGGTCTTCGTCGCGTCCGACGCAAAGCGCCACGCCGAATACGAGACGCGGTTCACGGCCCTGTCTGCTGCCCTCCACGCGATGGACGGTCGCCCGCTGATGGTTGCCCTGGACCTACTGGGCCGGCTTGGCGAGAAGGGCGCGCTCAGCGGCTCATACGAGTTCCGGGTGATCCTGGACCGCCTGTCAGCGCTCGGGTTGCCCGATGCGAACTATATCTTTTCGCATGACCGGCTGGCGCTGGTCGATGCGTTTGGTGGACGGAGGGCTGCGTGATGAAAAACAAGGGAATTATATAGATGAGTCCCCCTGAGCGCATGACGCCGGAAAGCGAAGCTGCGGCCAATGCTGCTATGGTCGATGTTGCGGGCGAACTGACCGAGTGGGTCTACGCCGGTGGTATCAAGGCTATCGCGCTCGTGACAATCGACGCAGACGGCGAGTGTCGCACCCGCATTGTCTACAAGGATGGCAGCAAGATCACATTATTGGGTGGTGTGACGATCTTACAAACCGTCATGGCAGCCGAAATGACGGAGCGACCGCCGAAGGCCAATCCACTGGATGACAGCCCGTGACTGAGGGAGTCATCCATATAATTCCCAAAAACAACACCATTAGCGCGCAACCGTCGCCCGTTCCTTGGTACTTTATCGAGCAATACGGAAGGAACCACCCCATGACCGACGCCCCACTGATCGCCGCCCTCCACGCCCGCGCCAAGGAAGCCGAGGCTGCGGCATACGACGCGCAGACCGACCGCGGGAGCGAGGCACACACGGCGGTCCTGGCCGCTGTCGAACTCCTGATCGCGTCGATTGATGCGCTGGCGTTTGTCGAGGGGCCGTATGTGCCGGGGTAAAGTTCGTCAAGCATGTGCCGCGCGAGCCGGGGACGGTGCGGGTGGTGCCGATTGGGGTGGGAGAGCCGGGATGAAAACTTGGTGGGATCGACCAAGCACGTGGGCAACTCAAAGAGGTCAGATTGTTTGGTCTCGCGAAATGGATTGGATCATCCTTTCCGCTCACGAAAACCGAGAGGATTTCTTTCGCGCTGCGGAACGCGCCGGCGTGAGCCCTGCTGCGGCTAATACACGTATCTTCAAGTTATTAGCGGCCCAGGACCACAAGCACTGGGACAGCCGCTTGCCGGCATTGCCATGACCCTCCACCGCACGCCGACGCACCCCGATCCCATGCCGGCCGGCGTCCTGCCGTGCGCAAAGTGCGGCGGTGAGGGCCGGGAATACCGCTCGCGTTACGGCGGCAATGACCCAGACGTATGGGATGCCGGGCCATGCGAAGCCTGCGACGGGTCGGGCAATCAGGCGTGCGAATACTGCGCGACCGGCTGGGCCACGCACGAGTTCAAGAGCGGAGGCCAGAGCTATCTGATCTGCGACCGCTGCATCGCTGCCATTGAGGAGGATGACGCGGCCCGCGAGCAAGTCGATCATGGTCAGTTTGGAGTTGGCGCCTGATGCCCCACACTTTCACCAATACCCACGAAGAACCACCCTTCCCCGATGAAGAGCCGTGGGTCGGACGCTGCTTCCACTGCCGCGCGTGGGCCGATGAATGTGTGTGCGACGGCGGATGGGATAGCCAGCCGATCGCGCCGACGCACCGCTACGTCGCCCTCCCAGCCGGCCGCACGAAACGCGAGCCGGTTGAGGAAGCGCGCCGGGCACTGTTCTGGGTGCCTGTGATGGACGATCTGCGTCCGGCGCGAGGGATCGGCGCAGCGGTTGCCGTCAGCGTGGGGGTAATGATCGTGTTGTGGCTGCTGTTCGAGGCGCCGATCGCCGCGCTGACGGCATGGGTCGTTCGGGGTATTGGGAACGGGAGGGTGTGGTGAGCGAAGGTGCGTGGCTGATTGGAAATGGACAAATCCTCAAGCTGGAAGGCGAACGTGGTGTCACGCCAGAATGTCCGGAGGCGCTGTTCAAGGTCCGTGATGTTGTTCGCGTCCGTCGCCTGAAGCATCTGCGGCATTTGCCAGCGATTGGCGCCGTCTGTGCAGTGATCCCGCCGGGCTTCTCTCCCGATTGGGCGCTGGATGATCTGTGGGGCAGGCCCCGCCGGCTGATGCACGCAGTGGGCGCTCGCACAATTACCTACATTGTGGCGTTTGAGGGCGATCGGCGTCCCCATCTGCTGCGCGAGAAGTACTTGCGCAAGTCGGATTCCCCGCCGGCTGAGATTGGACTTGTGGCATGACCGACACCCCCGATCCCACCACGCTGCTGGCCGAGAATGCAAGGCTACGTGCCACATTGGTAAACGCCCGCGCCTTCGTGGCTGACGAGTTGGCGGTACGCATCGACAGTCACACGCTGGGCGGCGATCTCTCGACGATAGACGAATCGGAAGGCGGCATCATCGGCGAGGCACAACAGACGCTCGCCATGATTGATCGCGCGCTGGAAGAAGGGGCGCCCGACCTCGTGTGGGTCGGTGCGCTGGTGCCAAAGGACATGGAAGAAAGCGTTCGTATCACGTTTCGGAACGCAATACTTGACTACGAATGCTATCATCGCATGAGAGCGAGGGAGGGTGATCACTCGGAAGCCAATCGTTACCACGACATCGCCGCTCAACTCCGAAAGGTCGGCACATGAAGGAGAAGCCCCGCTATCGCTATCAAGTCGTATCCGGCGCGACCGTGTGGGGCGCCCTAACAACCATTAAGATTGCGCGTCAACGGGCATGTGCGATGCGCGCGACGCGGACCGATTCAGAAGTGGAGCGCGTGCTGGAATTGCCGGGAAATGCTCGACGGTACTGGCGCTGGCGCGGCGGCAGGTGGAGTTTCAACGATCACTACGATCCAGCCCCAGCAGACGTAGCGCATTGGGATTACAGGAGCAGCAACACATGAACGAGATCACGAAGCCGGGGGCGGAGGGTGGGGCGATGCTTGACAATGCCAGCGGAATAGCGGATAAGCGGGCATGACAACGGAAGACGTTCTGAAAACCTTGCGGCGAGCCTGCGAAACGGCTGGTTCCCAGCGGGAATGGGCGCGCCGCAACGGCACAAGCGGCCAGTATGTCCATGATGTGCTGAACGGCAGGCGCGACCCTGGTGTTGGAATACTGAAGCCGCTCGGCCTGGAGCGCGTGGTTACGTATCGGAAGGTAGCGGAGAAGCGGACATGAGCGAAACAATCGAATCCGGAACGCTTGTCGTAATCCCTGCCACGCAACTCCCCGCTATCATGGCGGCGGATGGCGCATCGGACATCCTCGCCGCACTCTCGGCAAGAGTGGCCACACACAAGGCAGACCCCACGACAACCAAGGGCCGCGACGAAATCCGCAATCTCGCGGCTGAGTGCCGACGCGTGAAGGCCGATCTAGATCGGCTCGGCAAAGGATTGACCGAGGGTTGGCGCAGATCAACCGAGGCGGTGAATGCCGAGCGTAAGATTGTCGCAGAGCGCCTGGATGCCTTGGCCATGCAGGTCCGCGCGCCACTGACTGAGTTCGAGAACCGGGAGAAGAACCGGGTTGCCGCGCATGAAGCCGCGATTGCCGAGATCGAGGGATGGGCGGCGGTTCCGGCCGATTGGACCGCGGCGCAGATCGCCGCGCGCATCGAGGAACTGAAACAGCATCCTCACCTGACGCGCGACTGGCAGGAGTTCCAGGAGCGCGGCCAAACCGCAGCCCGGAACGCCTACAATGCGCTGCGCGTGGCCCAGGCCGATGCGGCGACACGCGAGGCCGAAGCTGCGCGACTGGCCGCCGAGGAAGAAGAGCGCGCCAAGGCTGAGGCGTTGCGGTTGGCGCAGGAGCAGAAAGCCCGCGAGGAACGTGCCGCAGCGGACGCCGCAGCCGAGGCCACGCGGGTTGCGGAGGCCAAGGCGGCAGAGCAAGCGCGGCTGGCCGAGGAAGCCGCCCAGCGCGACCGTGAGGCAGCGGCGGCGGCGCTGGCCCAGGCGGAACGGGAGAAGGCCGAGGCCGAGGAGCGCGTGCGCCAAGCCGAGACCGCGCGCATCCGCCGGCACCGCGCCGCGATCGATGCACTGGCCGAGAACCCGGCATGGGGTCCGACCGAAAGCAGCGCCGACATTCAGCGGCGCATCGCCTGGCTCAGCAACATCGACACCACGCAATTCGAGGAGTTCGCTGACGAAGCTGCCGCGGCGATCCGCGCCGAGGTCGAGCGCGCCGAGGGATTTCTCGATGCCGCATTGAAGCGTGAGGCCAATGCCGTGCGTGTCGCCGCCCACCGGCAGGCCATCAACGATCTGCGTGCACTTGGCCGTCCGCTACCGGATGGTGCGGCGCCAGCGATGGCGCGGCAATTCCTACACAGCCTGCGCGGAATGCACGCCGACCGGGATTGGCAGGAATTTGCCGACGAAGCCTATCAAGTGCGGGAGGCCGCCCGCACGAGTTTGGAGGGCGAGCTTGCCCTTGCCGAGCAACGAGAGGCGGCGCAGCGCGAGGAGATCGCCGCAGCCGCTCGACGGCAGGCGGCAGCGGATGCCGAGAAGGCGCAGCGCGAGACCGCGGCGCGGGAGGCCAACAAGGCGCACCGGGCCAAGATACACCGGGAGGCGCTGGCACCGCTGATCCTGCTTGGATTGAGCGAAGAAACCGGGAAGGCCGTCATCGTGGCGATTGCCAAGGGCGACGTTCCCCACGTTCGGCTGGAGTACTGACGCGACATGAAGATCACCGAAATCCGCATCGGCCTGGCGCGCACGATCATTCCCCCCGGCGGCGACCGCTACCAGCCCGTGAAGCTCGATGCTGGCGTCGTGGCGACGTTGGATGAAGGGGACGATCCCGCCAAGGCCCGCGCGGCATTGCAGGTCGAACTGCGCGCGATGCTGGAAGAAACATACCGCGCCCAGGTGCGCCCGGCAGCGCAAGCCGCCGCAACGCCCCTCCCAGCCAACGGAGCCGGCACAGCACAGCCCCCGGCGCCCGGCTTCCGCGCCGCATCGCCGCGTGGCCAACGCAATTCTGCGTCGGCATCCGAACCCCCGCTGGAGTACTGATATGCCGCTTGAATTTGGTGACACCATGAAAGCCCCGCCGGTTGTCGCTGCCACGAAGGTGGCGTCGGCCGGCGCCTTCGTCGGTCTGCCGCCCGGCATCTATCCGAACGTGCCAGAGCGTGCGTACCACGCCGATCCCGCCGAGGGGATCAGCGCCAGCGCGTCGGTGCTGAAAACGCTCTACAACAAATCGCCCGAGCATGCCTGGACATTGCACCCCAAACTCAATCCCGATTGGGAGCCGAGCGACCCGACCGACGAAAAGGACAAGGGCACAATCCTGCATGCGCTGATGCTGGATCAGCCGGCACCATACCGCATTCTGCACTTCAAGGATTACAAGACGGACGCAGCCAAGGCCGCGAAAGAGGACGCCCGCGCCGCCGGTATGATCCCGATCCTTGGCAAAAAGTTCGATGAACTGCCGCCCGTCGCCACGGCGCTCCGCACGAGACTGCGGCGGGACTATCCCGATCTGTGGGCGGCGCTGACCGATCCCGGCACGCTGCGCGAGGTGACGATCATTACGCACATTGAAGGTGCTCTATATCGCTGCCGAGCCGATGCGTTGCCGCCCCCTGGTTGCAAGGTGATCTGCGATTTCAAGTTCACTGGCCGCGAGGCGGAACCGGAGACCTGGGCCAAGCAGATGCGAGGGGAGCACCTTTTCTCTGCGGCTCTGTACCCGCGCGCCGTCGAGGCACAGCGCGGCGACCTGCCGGAGTTCAAATTCATCGTGTGCGAGTGGGATGCACCTTATGGCGCATCGGTCCACGCCGCCGGCCCGCTGTTGATCGGCAAGGGCTGGCGCCGATCCCAGGTGGCGCTCCGCCGATGGAACTGGTGCATGCAGAATGGCCGGTGGCCGAGTTATCTGCCTGTTACCTACTATTCCGACCCGCCGAGTTGGTGGGAGCGCCAGGACGATGAGGCAGCGGCGCGCGATGCCTACACCGACAGGATGATGATGGACCCTCCGAAGGTGCCGGAATCATACGAATCCTACATCGCCGATGTCGCGACGGAACGCACTGATTGGGGAGCTTGACCTGTGAGCAATTATGTTTTCCGCCCTGCCGCGCTTGATGGCGTCGGCGTGTTCGGCTGCATCGCCGGCACCAGCCGCAGCGGCAAGACGCTGACCGCGCTGCGCGTCGCCCGCGGCATCGCGGGACCGCAAGGAAAGATCGCCGCCATCGACACTGAGGGCCGACGCATGGAGCATTACGCCGCCCATCCACGCGAGGCCGAGGTGCATGGCGAAGGCGGCGCGTTCAAGTATCACTTCGACGTTTACGAAATGCAAAGCCCGTTCGATCCGCTGCGGTTCTGCGATATCGCATCTGAGGCGGAGGGCCAGGGATATGATTGTCTGGTGATCGACAGTTTCTCTCTTGAGTGGTCCGGCATTGGCGGGGTACGCGACCGCTACGACCAGTTCATGATGGGCAAAGGTCAGAACCTAAGCGACAAAGGCTGGGATTTCGCAAAGGCGCCGCACAAGAAGATGCGCGATCGTCTGTTGCAGTCACGGATGCCGATCATCTTCTGCATTCGATGCAACCTGCAAGCCAAGCACTTGGCTGGCGGTCGTGAAGGCACGTGGCGCATGGAGCAAGATCAGCGGTTCATTTACGAATGGACATTTTCGCTGACGATGCACCCGAACACACCGGGGGTACCGCGGTATGATCTGAAAACGCCGACCGGCGAGGATGCGTGGAAAATGTCCGGCATGTTCCGGCCTTGGTTTCCTCCCGAGCAATTCATCACGGAAGAGGCTGGCGACAAGATACGCGAATGGCGCACCTCACATGCCCCGGATAAGTTGGCGGCACGGCGCACAGTGCGCGAGATCGTGCACGACCGCTGCGTTGCCGCTGGCGACGAGGCCGACGTGAAGGCCGTCGAGGACCTGCCCGCAGTGCAGAAGGCGCTAGCGGACGCTCCGGAGCAGGTGAAGACCGAGATACGGCAGATGCTCGCTGGTGCCCGCGCTCGCATTGCCAAGGAACGCGCCTCCGCGCAGTCGCAGGACGACGGCGATTCCCGCGGCGCGGGTGGTTCAACTGAGCAACGCGACCCCGATGCGGAGCGTGCGCAGAGCCTCGCCGGCCAGTTCGCCGCCTGCGCCACATTGGAGGAGTTGTCGGTTCTGCGCCGCAACCCGCGCGTGGCGGGGGACATGGATCGTTGGAAGGCGGAGAAGCCGGCGCTGTGGGAGATCGTTGATGCGGCAGATGGCGTCCGGAAAGGCGAACTGCAATTGGCGAGCGCCGCCTGATGTCCCCCCCCATCCTCAAGCGGGTGCGTGACGCCATCGAGCGCGCCATCTTTGAGGCGCTGAGGAGGTAACATGAGCCTCATAGCAATCTGCGATGCGTGCGGTGCCGAGGCCCGAGCGTCGATCGGGCCGCATCGTCATCTCATTCTGCCGGACCCCTGGTATGCACAGCAGCGCAACGAGGGGACAGTGGTCGCGTGTTCGATGCGGTGTTTCGAGCGTGGCGTCGCCTGCGGCGGAAATCAAGCGGTTGGGGCCAGTGTTTGTGGGTCGCTGAGGAAGCGCGGGCTTGTGTCTAACATGCCGCATGCCGGATGGCGCACCACCGAGGCCGGCCGAGCGCTGCTGTCGGAAGTAAAGGAACGCTCCTGATGCCCCAGACCATCAAGCCCGGCGACAAGCTTCTGTGGTGCTGCCGCGGTCTGGATGAGTGGGCGCCGACCGAGATCGAGATCAAAAAGGTCGGGCGCAAGTGGGCAGAGTTCTTCCCGCACTCGTGTTGGCTTCGGCCAGTGCGATTCAATATCAAGACCATGCATGTTGAAGGCTTCTACGGCGCGATGTACCGGTCAGAGGAGGACTGGCAACACCAGCGTGCGGAACGCGATGCGACGCGCGCCGCCGACGACGCTTGGTGGGAGTTACGGCGCGGAATTAGTGTCGCTTGGCACCGACCGCCGCATCTTGCCGCCGACGCCATCCTGCGACTGATGGCAGAGATGTTCCCGCCGGCTTCCAATGGCTGAGCGCAACCCCCTCCCGGACTGCCTGTCGCACCTCGCACAGCGGGACAAAGCGAGGGATGAGCGGCTGTTGGACGCAGTGCTTAGTGCCACATACTGCGCCATGAAGGAGTTCCGCGTCGCAACGAACGACCGCAGCGGCGTGGCGATCGGCAACCTTACCGTCCGTGAAACCGCCGTCTTCCTGGCGGTCGAAGCGGCATTCATGGAGGCTGCCGATGTCTGACCACGAATCTGCGGTAGTCGCGCGCTGGAACGCCGGAGCCGATCAGTTCAACCAATGGTCCGCGCTCGGCCAGGACGAGAAGGACGCGCTGATGGCGGCAGAAGCCAAAGAAAAAGGAGCGGTGCCGATGTCTGACCACGAATCTGCGCCGGGCCTTACTACTGACCTCGATGCGCTGCGGGCGCTCGCGGAGAGGGCGACGCCTGGGCCGTGGAGTTGCCCAGACGTGTGGGTCGAGACAAAGGACGAAAACGCAATCGCTCAATGCGGTAACATATCGTGGCTGGGAGCCCCGGGTGTCGCCGCCAACACACGGCAGCAGATGAAGGATAATGGCGCTTTCATTGCCGCCTGCGATCCCCAGACCATCCTAACCCTCCTCGACGCCTACGCCGCATCCGAAGCCACCCGCACCCGCCAGGCCGCGACGATCGACCTGTTGCAGCGCGAGCTTACTGAGGCGCGGGCGCGGTTGCAGGCGACACACAAGGAGAAGCGCAATGCCCGTTGAAATCCCCGATCGCGTCGTGGAAGCGGCGTGCGAGACGTTCTTGCAGGCAATGCCGCAAGGATTCTCTTTTTCTAACGGCCCGGCTCCTGGGCAGTTTCAGCACATGATGCGCGCCGCGCTGGCGGCTGCGGAGGCCGAGGCCGGCAAGCCGCGTCCGTTGAGCGACTGGACGGAAGAAGTCGGCGATGTCCTGTGGTGGCGCTTTCCGATTGAGGAGGCCCCGTGGATAGGCTCGCCGCTTTCGGTGGGTCATACCGTCGAAGTCTGGACACGCGATGCGCCGGAAACCCGCGTTGTCTGCCGCGGATATGTAGGCGGCTGGCCCGGTTATCACACGCACTGGACACCGCTGCCGTCCATGCCGGAGAACCCCGATGCCCCCTGACCTCGCCACCATCCTCCGCGCGCACGGGATCACGGTGGAGGATATTGCTGAACGCGTTCTTGGCACGCCGAGTCCAGAGCTTGCGATGTTCATTGAGACGAAGATCGCCGAAAAGGGATCACTCTGGCCTGGCTGCGTTGCCGCCATCGCCTCCCTGGTCGCCGAGCGGGTGCGGGAGGCGGATGCGAAGATCGCGGACGAAGAGGAAGAGCCGGCCGCAGGAGAAATGCCACCATCTATCGTGGCGTCCGTCTTATCTCAGAACACCGTCGCGGTAGAGCGCGCAATCATCGCCGCAGTGAAGGCTACCAAGAAAAGCATTGCCGCAGCCATCCGTGCGGGAGGTGTGGGGTGAGCGCCACCATCAGAATGACGATCACCGCCGAACCCGATTGGACCATGAAAGCCGCGCAGATCGCCCGTCGATATGTCACGGACCACGGCAACGAACGTCGCATGAAACCGCGCAACGGAGTGATGATACAAGTTGAGGCTGGCCCTGGTAGTGGGTCAGTATCAGGAATGAGATTGTCGTCCAAGGAATATTGTCCGACTCGACTCAAGCTGGCAACGAGCCATGATTTGCGCCCATGGGTAGTGGGTCAGTTTCAATAAAGAGAATGGCGGCTAGGAATGCAGTCCCGGTCGGCCGATCCTGGCTCGCCAAAGGTCAATTAGTCTGAATGCCGCCTCCAACGATGCGGCCTTTGCCAATATCTGGATACCATCTGCCGGTTGACTGTCATCGACCTCATAGATGAAAAATCCCCTATCGCCCCCGAGATGGGACGCCTCCGATTCGTTTACGGTCTGACGGGCCAGGGTCGAAAGGCACAGTGACCGGCAGTTATCAAGACGCTCAACCACGAAAAGGTCATCAGATTCCATGACGCGATCTCCCCTGTCCCGCGGCGGTCGCCGCGAAAACCCCCGCATTAGCGCCAATGAGCTGGCCCGCTTCATGGTGGCCGGCGACACTGGCAGAATGGGGATTATCCGCAACGCACGGGACTACACTACCCCATCTAGAATCAGGTATTCCGCCGTTCGTCAAGAAATCCGGGCGTATCTGTGCGACATGGGGCGCGGCGAGCGGACGCTGAACGCTATGCGAGCGCGGTTCGATCAAAAGGCAGCCGACCCAGCCTTAGGGACCTGGGATCGAGAAGATGCAAGGTTGTCGGTGGATGTACTTGATGCTTTGGCTCGAATGAACAATCAGATCAGTGGCGCACGTTTCGTCGCCGCGCCGCCTCGGCAGGCGCCACTGGTTATGGCGGGAGAAAAGCCTAAAGTCAGATACCTACTTGATAAAGTAGGGGGTCGTGTGGTAGGCAAGAGCTACCTTTGAGGGGGAGTCAATGGCTCGCGTCGTAGCTCTGCCATAGAAGCCGTTCCGAATCGTCGCCCCCAAACCACCAACAGCCGCCCGGCGATCCGGACGACTGCTGTGGTGTGACGAAAGGTCGGCCGCATTTCCCCGCAAGGGAATCTAACTATAGCCCCGCCGCCCGCGGTGCGCTATAGGGATGGGGCTGCGGCGTGGTGTCGCAGCCATGTAGCCTCTGCGGAGGCTGACAGGAGAGAACCATGAGTTACCGTGAAATCCGGGTGCGCCCGGTGGTCCGCTACGTCGTCACCGATTTCATCTGCGATGATGACTATGGCGATCAGAAATCCATCCCCTTCGGCGAATTTGACAACGTTGATCGCGCAAACGTCGTGGCGCACGCGCTTGCCGACGCTGAGTCCGCCCTGAACGGAACTCCGAAGGCCATCGTCGAGACCGCTCGCAAACTACGCATTGATTGGCTACGTGGCCCCGGCGAGCCGAAGGAAGCGATTCGTTGGGAGTTGAGCGATCCAGATGCGCCAGGGGGATTCTGGCGCCCTTGCGGTTGTTGCGAAGCGGCAGTTTGGTGTGATCGCGCCAGGAAATGCTACCGGATTGAGCGGGGCCTTGGACTGGTTCCGACCAGTCCCTTCCAACCCCGCGATCCCTTGCGCCGCTGCGACACATTGCGGCACACTGATGCCGAGCAGGCTATCTGCGCCGCGATTGATGCTGTGGAGTCCGTGGGCGCTGATCCTTGGCTGACTGACGCCGTGGTTCTACTCGGGAGCGCCCGTAACAAGGTAGCAGACTATGTGGACCGGGAGGACATGAAAGCGGCGGACCTGCAAATGGCTAGGCTTAAGAAGGGACTAGAAACTGCTGCCGCAGCAGGATCACTAGCGGCCGATCCGGTACCTTTGGATATCGCGGCCGAACTTGATCAGTTTGTGCAAAGCTTGGCGGGGCGACCACTAACGGAGGCCGAACGCCTATCATCGGATCGTATCAAAGTCGCCCTTGCAGAAATGCAGCGATTGCACGCAAGATATTGACGCTGCTGACGGCGCTGCGGCGGCGTGAATCAACACCCGTGAACTGGCGGCCGGGACTGTCAGCCCGGCCCGCAGCACACACGGCCCTAGCCAAAAGCGGGGCCGTTGCTGTATGAGGGCGGGGCTGCGGCGGGAAGAAAGCGGCCTCACCAGCCGTTAGTAGCTCGGCTGGCGCAAGTCGGTGACCATCTGTCGGATGGCCCGCAGCAATAAATAGAGGAGAAAGACCGTGACGTAGGCAGACACTCAAGGAAATCCGCCATGTCCCGGACCTATCACCATCATTGGAAATACGGGAAGCGGCACTACGTGCGCTTGCTCCCGCACGTCGGCCCTGAACCGAACTGGTACAGCCATCTTTGCGTCACTGTGCCAAACCGACGCCGCGATGGTCGTTTGCTGCATCGAATTGCGGCCGGCGACATAGACGCCGATTCCGCTGCGTTCAGTGTGGGATCGCGCCGGCCGCACGAGTACTACTGGTGAGCCTTCCCCCAACGCCCGCCAGCCATCGGCCAGCGGGGCGTTCGCGCGTCGGGCGATGGCAGCCGCTACAGCCCCCAGGCCAGCCCGTAAGCCTCCTCAATACGCCCCACCAGCCAATCGTCATCGCACATGATCACCATGCCCCAGGTCGCCAGCATGAACCGCCCCGGCGCGTAGCCGATCACGACGAGACAATGGCGCCCGGCCTGCGCCCCCGCCGGGGTGCCGTGCCACGCAGCGTCATCCGTCATGTCGGACTGGTACAGCATGACGCCGGCATACACCGCGCCGCGCGCGAATGTGGCCTCACGGATCGCCTCGGCGGCCAACCCCACCCGGAACGCCGTGAGCGACATCGGCCCCGGTCCGCCGTAATCGAAGCCGTGTTGCGCTAGGTATTGCAGCGCGTCCAGCATGACCAGCCCATCCGTGGCAGCGATGGCCTGTTCCGTGGGCTGGCACGGCGCCAGGGCGCCGTAGAGGTCGTACAGCTTCTGATCCACGATTGGCAGGTCGTAGCCCTGTGCGGCCGCCCAGGCCCGCGCGTCGTTGGCGGCGCCTGCCACCACGCAGGTCGGGAGTGTGGTGTTGTCGGCCAGCGTCGGGGTCCATGCCGGGAGCCGTCCTGGATACTCGGGCGGCGGCGGCGCGCCGGCAGCAGTGTGCGCCGCCACTGCGGCGACGCGCTCCGGGGCGTGCGGGAGGCGGCCGAAGGTGCGGATGGTGGAGAGGTCGATCATGTTCAATTTCGCGTTTCCCACGGCCGCTCTTTTTTAACGCGACGAAACCAGTCCCGCGCAGCCTTCACTGAATTTACACGTTCCACCGAGAGGACTGTAATATCCTCATGTCCAAGCTGCGGCGAGCCATCCGAGCAGATTGCAATCAGGTCGTTCCGGTCTCCAGGGCAAACCGTCAGGACAAGACCGTGCACGATTGGATGCGTCGCCATACAGTTCTTATCGCCCCGCGGACGCTCAGGCTGCGACGCCACGGGCAGCGACGAGCGGATCGGGAAGGACGGTGCCTCGGTGCGGCGGGGCATTGTTACTTCCCCGCATACCCCTGCAACACCGCGACCGCCTGCGGCACCGTCATGGCCGGCGCAAGGGCTGCCACCTTGGCGCGAGCGAGCGATGCAGCGGCGACAGGCGCGGCCGGGAGATATTGGTTCACGAACGCTTCCAGCGTCGGCGCCACGATGGCAACCGCCGCAATGGCCTCATTGAACGGGGCCGGGATCAACCCGTTTATCGGCGGTGCGGCCAGGGCATTCAGAACGGCATTCAGGTCCGTGTCGATCTGCTGTACCACAGTCGCCCCCGCTGGCGCTGTCAGGTTCGCAGAGAGGCCGCCAGCCACGACCTGGGCATCGTTGAGATACCCGACGATCGCGGTCGCGGTTGCCGTTGGCACCAGCGCCGGGTCTGCGGCGACCAGCGCCTTGAATGCGCCGGCGAGGCCGCTGACGGCGGTCTGCGCGTAGGAGACGACTTGGGCCGGGGTGAGCGTCGTGCCGGCTGGGCAGCCGCCCAGCATCAGCGGGAGGGGTAGTGCGGCGGTTCCGGCCAGCAGCCGGCGGCGGGTGAGGTGGATCATGGTGACGTGTTCCTTGTGATGAGTATGAAGCCCTTACTCGCGCGCCGCCGCTTCGAGGCTACGGACATGCAAAGAACGGTAATCCCGTTCGCCGGTCAGACGATCCACGATCCCTTGCTGGACGCCAAGCCTCCGCGCCAACTGGTCGCGCTCGATCTCGGCATCGCGAAGTTTGGCGTTGATCTCGTCAGCAGCCAGTTCAGCCTGCCGCAACGCGATGCGTAACGCATGGCGTGGGATGGAAACCGTTGGCTGCCGCTTCGCGTCCGGCTGTCCCTGCGCCGCCGCTTGCGTGACGATGGGGCCATCCGGTCGATTCGAGGCGTCGGACTCGCTATCCATGTTTGTTGTGTCCCTTTGGTAAAGCGCCTCACACAAGGCGCTGAATTGGTGACGTTGAAGGTTGGTCACGTTATTCGCGTGGCGAGCCGTCGGGATGCCGCGTGATAGCGACGTTCGCCCACATGGCGCACTCGCGCACCTTCCGAATGACGTAGGTCGCATCCGGTCCCGGCGGCAGTTCGCCTCCCAGCATCCCAACCAGATCAGCGAAAGCGGCTCGGACTTTCGCCATCTTGGCGATTTGCTCGTCGGTTGGTTTCAGATACTCGAATGTTGAGGGATGCATAGTGACGTGTTCCTTGTGGTTGGTTATGGATTCAGCTTGCCGTAGCGTTGCTCGGCCTCAGCCACGAACTTCTCCGCAGCCTGGAAATGCTCGGTGTCGCTCCACGGCTTGTTGCCGAAGATGCGAAGGCCGGCCGCGATGAGGATCGTCAGGAACTCTCGCGGCTTGTTCTCGGGATCAAGCGCCATCGGCGTCGGCCGGCGTGAAATCGAGGTAGAATTGGCGTCCCATCTGGTTCACCCAGAAATGGACGACTGACAGATTGTCCACCCGGATCGTCATGCTGCCGGATGGCGACGCTTTGTTGAACCGTTGGTCTTCGGGGAGATTCGGATCATACTGCGGGGTGAAGGTGAACTCGTGGCTTTGACGCTCCGCATCGGGGCCGTATGCGTCATGCCTGTGGCCGGTCAGCATGAATTTGGCAAGCACTTTCATTTGTGGTCTCCTTGGTTGTCGAGTTCGCAAATTCCATAAACGCGCGCTATTCGGCCATACGCCGCTGTGCCCGCTGCATGTCGCGGGCAAGCCATCCGGCCGTCATTTCGTGTTCGGGGACCGCGCGATCATTTGCGTAGTCCCACACGAAGCGCTGCCCGTTGATGACCATTGCGCCGTAGAGCTTGCAGATGCGAGCGAGACCGGCCATCGGCTTCCTCCTTCAATCAGGTTCGCCATCCCACCGCATCGCGGACACGGACGGTCGATCGGCTTATCGGCTCGGCAGGTTCGGCGAGCGCAGGTCATCATCCGCGCCTCGTTCGTAGGCGGTCAATCTCGCAGCGAAGCCAAAGCCACGCACAGAAACTTGGGTAGCCGATCACAACGGCGCCACAGTAGAAACCGAACCAGAAATTGTCATGGATCATGTCGCGTCTGCCGTTCTGCCGCTGGTAATGCTAACAGCAACGGCGATCAGTTCCCCCAGGAACTGCCCAGGCGTCCCCGTCGCTGCGGCAAACGTCCCGCACACCGCCCCGAGCGCAGCCGCCAGCACGTAGGGATCGTCCAGGTAGGCATCCGGGATCGCTGCCATGACGCGAGCCGCTAGACTGTTCATGCGGTCGGCGCGGGCGGAGTTGGAGGGAGCGCCGTCCTCAGCCATCGACACACTCCATCATCGCGTCGCGCTCGACGAGTTCGGCGGCAGTCAGCATCTCCATGCGGGCTGCGCACTCTATCTCGACTTCTGTCCGATGGCAGCCGCCCGCGATGCAATTTTCTACCGTTTCACATTCCATGCAGGGCATTCTGCCATTGGTCAGCATAAAGTCTCGGAATTTCATCCCCTACCCCCGCGCCTTGGCGGCAAACTGCGAGGCGCATTCGCATGGATTGCCCCCATCATAAGCGCATCCGTTATACGCCCGCACAAAGCGTGGGCATTTGCGCAACACCGCTATGCGTGTGGTCATCCGCGCCGCCAGTTTCTGAACGCAGGCAAGTTCGATAGATGCTGAACGCCAGACATTTGCCCGCTGCCGTACGGCGTCATCGTATGCGCCGCGCTGCATATCCGAAGCGCATTGACCAAAGAGCGCCGCGAACCGGTCGTGGCATTCGTGGTGCGAAAGGCCCGTGACAAGCATCACACCGCCCTGAGCGCCGGAGCCGCCGCAGGAGCCGCCGTAGCCGTCCGCGAGCCGGTATCCACCGCCCCCACGATCATGCGCGCCATCCCAGCCGGCGTAACACCCAGCGCCGCCGCAGCGGCCGGCACGGCATCGACCGCTGCCTGAGCCTTGGCAAGCACGGTGGAGTTGGCGACATTGATGTGCGCGATCTGCAACGCATCCTGGTCGAGCATCGTCTCGATCTCGCCCGCCGC